TTGATGCTAAGGAACAAGGTTTTGAAATTTGGTGTGATCCAAGAGTTCGTGTAGGTCACGAGAAGACACGAGTGATCTGATGAAAAAATTTAATGTTCTTTATCAAGGACGTAAAATTTATTCAGATCTTTCGTATGAAGAATGTACTGAAGTACTTGACGAGATTGCTCAAAGATACTACAGTGATTCTGAATTTGATATTCATCTATTAGAATTGGAGGAAATTGACAATGGCAAAGCGTCCATCACTTAATGCAAACAAAATTGAATCTCATCCAAAATCCACTCGTCAGGGTCTTGGAAAGCATACAAAATATGCTGCAAGTAGTCGCAATCCCGCAAAGAAAAAATACAGGGGTCAGGGAAAATAATCTTACAGAACTCGGAGTCATTCTCTGAGTTCTTTTTTTGTTTATGAATCTTTATGACCGCCGTTTCTCTCGTTAATGTGCAAAGTTCTTATAACTACCGGATAAACCTCTATTATAATCAGATGTTGGAAAAAGATATTTTAAAATGGATTAATGATGTATCTGAAGTAAGACCAGATCTAGGTGGATTTGCGATATGTCCCTTTGCCAAGAAAGCAAAATATAAGATTATTGAGTGTGCTGCATCCGAAATCGTTCCTGAAGATGGGTATGATGTCATTATTTTTGCAATTGAATCAAACTTAACATTAGATGAAGTTCTAGAATGGGTAGAAATATATAATAGTAAGTACGAAGAATGGAAATTTTTTGAAGATTGTGCATCATACGACACCTTCATTAATGAAATTCAGACGAATAATGGAAAATATAACTTAATTTTGGCACAACCAAAGCAAAAATTAAGAAAATTTCGTGAAATTTTATCAAAAACAAATTATTATGACTACTGGAACAACGATTATTTAAAAGAAATTCTTGAAGACGACTATGATTTGATTAACAAGGGATAGAAACCCCTTAAAAAGTTCTGATTTTAGTAAATCAGGAGAAAAAAATGACCAAAAAAGTCGATAAGGATGAAAATTTTATGAAAAATCAGTGGGGAACTCAATATTTGTCAAGTGAATATGGTTGGGATTCTAAAATCAACTCTCAAAAAATGCTTCGTGAGATCTCAAATGATGAATTAACACCAAAAAAACACGATTTTTTAGTTCAAAATGAACTTCATTCAAAAATTCGTAATGATGAGGACTATGATGATTGGGAGTATGGTACAGAACCCCTTTATGAGTCCAAAAACCTGAATAAATAAGACAGATTTTATAGTATCTTTATGCCTCTAGAGAGGGTAAGTAAGGGATTTAAGGATTTAAGCATGACTTTTCAGGTCAATCCCCTGAACTATGACTTGATTGCACTTAAAAATGAGACAGCAATTGCCAGATCTGTAAGAAATCTTGTACTTACCTCTCCAGGAGAAAGATTTTTTAATCCTTCATTGGGATCAAGAGTTTCTAGATTACTTTTTGACAATCTTGATAATTTTACTGCAAGAGAAATCAAATATGAAATTGAATATACTATCAATTCTTTTGAACCAAGAGTTGAATTGAGTGATGTGTTGGTTGAACCAAACTATGACAATAACGAATTCAATATAACAGTTACTTATAAAATAGTTGGAATAAATGTTCCGCAGCAACAGTTAACATTTGTATTACAACCGACACGTTAATAAATGGCACTCGTCAATTTTACCAACTTAGACTTTGACCAAATAAGACAATCAATTGTCGATTATCTTAGAGCAAATTCTAACTTTACCGATTACGATTTTGAAGGTTCTAACCTATCAGTACTAATTGATACTCTTGCATATAATACGTATATCTCCTCATACAATGCCAATATGGTAAGTAATGAGGTTTTTATTGATGGTGCTACTCTAAGAGAGAACGTTGTATCTCTAGCAAGAAACGTAGGGTACGTTCCAAGGTCTATTACGTCTGCTAGAGCAAATATTTCATTTTTTGTTGATGTAACTGGAACTTCACTCTCAGACTCATTAACTCTAACTTTAAAAAAAGGTCTTGTTTGTACAACTCAAGCATTTGGTGCTCAAAGTTATGTTTTTTCAATTCTAGATGATATCACAGTTTCTATTGTCAATGGAATAGCATTATTTGATAATATTCCAATTTACGAAGGAACTTATGTGACTTCTACATTTACATTTGATTCTTTTAATCCCGACCAAAGATATATTCTTGATAATGCAAATATTGATACTTCTACGATTAGAGTTTTAGTAAAGGATGGATCAAATACAGGTTCTCCAACAAGAAAGTTTAATTTATCAACAAGTTTATTTGGAATTAGACCTAATTCTAGAGTTTTCTTTTTACAAGAAATTGAAGATCAAAGATACGAGATATTTTTTGGAGATGATGTTTTTGGCAAAAAATTGAGTAACGGTAATGTGGTAGATGCCTCTTACTTAATTAGTTCTGGAGAATCGGCAAATGGAATTAATCTTTTTAACTTTTCTGGAACAATTATAGACAATAATGGAACACCCGTATTTGGAGGAATTTCATTAGTTACTGTTAATAGTATTGCCTCCGGAGGTTCTGAAATTGAATCTGTTAGTTCTGTCAAAAGATACGCGCCAAGAATTTATGCGTCTCAAAATAGAGCAGTAACTTCCTTAGATTATGAATCTATTGTTCCTCAAATTTATGAAGAAGCACAGTCAGTTTCTGTATTTGGCGGTGAAGAATTAACTCCTCCAAAATATGGAAAAGTTTTTATTTCCATTAAACCAAGAGTTGGAAATTTCTTATCAAACTCTCTTAAGGATAATATAAAACAAAAATTGAGACCGTATGCTGTTGCAGGAATTGTTCCAGAAATACTTGATCTTAAATATTTGTTTATTGAAATAAAATCAAATATTTACTACAATACAAATTTTGCTCCTTCGGCATCTTTTGTAAGAAATGCTGTGATTGATAATGTAACTCAATATTCAAAATCTACAGAATTAAACACTTATGGAGCAAGATTCAAATATAGTAAATTTTTAAAAATATTGGACGATAGTAATGAATCCATCACATCAAATATAACAACAGTTCAAATTAGAAGAGATTTAAAAGCATATCTTAATCAATTTGCTAGTTATGAAATTTGTTATGGGAATGAATTTTTTGTTAAAAATAAAGATGGATATAATATAAAGTCATCTGGATTTAGAGTTTCTGGAGTTTCAGGAACTGTTTATTTGTCAGACCTACCTAATACTAATGATTTAACAAAAGGAACAATATTTTTCTTTAAGATGCAAAATGACGGCAATAAAGTTATTCCTCAAATTGTGAGAAAAAATGCTGGAACTATTGACTATATTAAAGGTGAGATACTTTTGAAACCGGTAAATATAATTAGTACAGAAAAAAATGTTGGAAGTGATCCTATCATTCAAATTTCAGTTTCTCCAAGATCAAATGACGTTATTGGAAAACAGGAACTATATTTGCAACTAGATATTAATAACAGTGTTTTTAACATGATTTCTGATGAAATGTCGTCTGGAAGTGATCTCTCAGGATCTCGTTTCATCACATCTTCAAGTTATTCTAACGGAGACTTAACAAGATTATAAAGATATGACAAATACAAGAGTAAAAACCAGTTTAATAGTTGAGAATCAACTTCCATTATTTGTTCAGGATGAGTTTCCTTTAGTATCAGAATTTCTAAAGCAATATTATATTGCTTTAGAAAATCAAGGAGGTGTGTTAGACATCCTCCAAAATATTGATCAGTATGTAAAGGTAGATAATTTAACGAATTTAGTAGAAAGTACTATACTACAAAAAGATGTGTCAATTTTTGATACATCTATTGATGTGGTGTCAACTTATGGATTTCCAGAAAGATATGGAATTATTAAAATTAATAATGAAATAATTACGTACACTAGCAAAACTTCAACTAGTTTTCAGGGTTGTATAAGAGGTTTTAGTGGAATTTCTTCACTAAAAAATAATAATGAAATTTCTGAAGTTGTTTTTGAAAGCACTAACAGTTCTGATCACGTTTCGGGTGATATTGTAACTAATTTAAGTATTTTATTCCTAAAAGAATTTTTCAAAAAAGCAAAAACATTAATCACTCCTGGATTTGAAAATATTGAATTTTTCTCAGGATTGAATGAAAAGACATTTATAAAGCAATCAAAAGATTTTTATTCACTTAAAGGAACTGATGAATCTTTCAAAATTCTCTTTGGTGCTCTTTATGGAGAACAAGTAAATGTAATAAAACCAAGAGATTATCTCATCAGACCATCAGATTCTCAATATAGAATCACTAAAGATCTTGTAGTACAAGAAATAAAAGGAGATTTATTAAAACTATTAAATAAAACAATTTATCAACCTTCTCAACAAGGTTTGAATTTTGCTTATGGAACTGTAACTAATGTTCAATTTTTTAACAAAAATAATAAAGACCATTATGTTTTGAGTATAGATTATGACTATGACAAAGATATTAATGTTACTGGATCAGTTTATGGAAATTTTAAAATTCATCCAAAAACTAAATTAATATCAAATGCAACTTCTTCTCAAGATTATCTGGATGTAGATAGTACTGTAGGATTTCCAGACTCTGGGCAATTGATAGTTGATTTGTCAAATGGAACTCAAGTAACTATTAACTACAAATCAAAATCACTAACTCAATTTTTTGAGTGTTCTGGTATTGATCAGGATATTTTAGAAAGTCAAGATATATTTTTAAATGTATATGCAAGTAATTATGAAGATCCAGAAAATGTAACTTCTAATGATTTAATTAAATTTAGAATTACTGGAGTAATTTCAGATTTAGTTTATGATGATAATGGCAAATATTTTGCAAAAGATGATGAAATTTATATCAAAACACTGGGTGAAAACTTAACTGATATTAGATCTAGATCTTTTTTACATAATATTTCTGTAAGTTATAAGATTTCATCCTTTAAAGGAGAAGGAAATAATAATAATTTGAAATATTCATTTAGAACTTTTGATAATAATATCATAAACGTTGGAGATAGAATACTTTTATCTTATATTGCAAAACTTCCATCAGGAATTAATGATCAAGTTGATGAAATAATTATTGTTAATGGAATTAACATTATTAAAAAGGAGTTCTCCACAATAACAAGATATCCTGTCGTTGATGCTTTTACTGCAAAAAGACTTTTATCAAAATCTACTTTTATAAGTTATCCAGAATTATCCGAAAAGTATTCCTCAAATGTATTAAATTCATATAAAGATTCTGATAATAATTTTTATGTTTATTCAGCATCTTTACCATATTATCAAAGTGATTTATCTGCCAAAAAGAAGGAAGTCACTTTTGGAGGATTGCTTGCTGAAAGTAATATTTTATTCGTAAAGAATCATGGATTTTTTACAGGTGATTCTGTAAAGTATAGTTATACAAATTCTACTAATAGAATAGTTAATTTAAGTGAGAGAAGGTATTTTGTAGAAAAAATTGATAATGATAGGATAAAAATTTACAATACTAGGGGTGACATATATACTGCAAAAAATTTAGGAAAAAATACTTCTATTACATTATTTTCAGTAGGTCAAGTTCCGGAAAATACAAACAAATTAACTCTTTTTAGTAATTCGGAACAAGAAATAAACACTTCAAAAATTATACGAAAGTTTTCTAATCCGCAACAACTAAAAACAGTTCAAGAGATTCAACCTGGATTTGTTGGAATGTTTTCAAATGGTGTCGAGATTCTTAGTCATAAGTCAAAAGATTCCGTTTACTATGGTCCTATTGAAAAAATTGATGTTTTAAATTCTGGAAAAGATTATGATGTTATAAATCCACCTTCTCTTGATATTATAGATGGAGTAGGATATGGAGCAACTGCAGTAGTTTCTGTCAGTGGCACCTTAAAGAGAATAGAAATAATTGATCAAGGTCATGATTACTTAGAAACTCCAATCATCTCAATTAGTGGAGGAAATGGATCTGGTGCTACAGCAAAATGCAATTTAATTTCATATGATCATATTGTAAATTTTAATGCTTCTCAATTTAAAGGATCTGTTAGTCTTGATGATGATACAATATCATTTTCAACCTATCATAGATTTAGAAATTACGAAAAGGTCGTTTATCAAACTAATGGTGGAGAAACTCTAGTAGGATTGTCAACTAATTCTCAATATTTTATAAACATTCAAGATGCATTTACTGTAAAATTACACAAAACTTTTGATGAGGCAGCATCCGGAATCAACACTGTAGGAATATCTTCTTTTGGTTCGGGGATTCATTCTTTAAGGTCCACTACAAAGAAGAAAAAACTAGGATCTATAAGTATTGAAAATGAAGGACTTAATTATTCAAATAGAAAAAATATTGTTTACTCATCAGGAATAAACACTGCTAAAAATACTATTAATTCACCAAATCATGGTTATTCCGATGGCGAAATAATTTCATATTCATATTCTCAAACTCAAATTAGTGGACTATCATCCACATCTTATTATGTAAAAAAACTTGACGATAATGAGTTTTATTTGTGTCAGATTGGAGTAGGTAAAACTGCTAAAGATTTTTACTATAAAACTAATCAATTTGTCAATTTAAAATCTTCTCCTACTGGACAACATATTTTTAATTATCCAGAAATTCAAGTGACAATCAATGGATTGACTGGAGTTTCAACATTTACTCCAGGCAATCAAAATGCAGTAATTAATCCCATTTTTAGAGGATCAATTACTTCAGTGTCTTTAGATTCTAAATTAAAAACTGGATCCGATATAGGCGGATTTAATTATGGTTCAATTGATATTATAAACTACAATCATCAACCAACATTTAATTTGAATTCAGGATTAAACGCTCAATTGACACCTATAATTTCAAATGGTCGTATAGTTGAAATAGTTGTAGAAAATCAAGGTTACGGATACTCATCTTCTCCAAATTTGGAAATTATTGGAGATGGAAATGGTGCTGTTTTAACTCCGATTATAAAAAATGGTTTTATAACATCCGTAAAAGTAATTAGTGGTGGTGTTGGTTATAATAAAGGAACATTTATTAATGTTTCTAGTGCCGGTTCAGGAGCTAAACTTTATGCTCAAATTAAATCTTGGAATGTTAATGAGTTTGAAAAAAATATCAATTACATTAATTTAAAAGAAGGAGGTTTATTTGTTCCTTCTTTAAATAAAAATAATCTTCAATATTGCCATTTGTATTTGCCAGAAAATTTAAGAAAAATACTGTTTTCTCAAACGTTTTTTGAAGGAGAAATTAAATATATTTCCGATTTAGCAAATGACGATCCATTAAATACTAAAAAAAATCACTCACCCATAGTCGGATGGTCTTATGATGGAAATCCAATTTATGGTCCATATGGATATTCCGACCCATTATCAGAAACTTCAAATGTTTCTCCATTAAGAAGTGGATATATTAGAAAAGAGTCATCTCAAGAAGATCCAAATAGACCTCCTTTTGCGGTTGGATTCTTTATTGATGATTTTGAATATAAGGGAATTGGTGATTTGGATGAACATAATGGAAGGTATTGTGTAACCCCAGAATTTCCTAATGGAACATATGCATATTTTTGCCCCTTAGATGTATCAACGGGAATTCCACAATTTCCATATATCATAGGAAAAACTTATAAGAACTTACCTATAGAATTTAATTACGATTCAAAATCTACGGACGAATTTATTGATCTTAATAGTGAAAATTGGAAAAGAAATACTAATCCATACAACTTAACAGAAAAGAATAGTAACTATAATTACATAGAGCAACCAAATAAAATAACAGAACAAATAACAAAAATTAATTCCACTTTTTCTGGTTCAATAGATTCTTTAGAAATAAAAACGGGTGGATTTAATTATAGAGTAGGCGATGTTGTATCATTTGATAATGAGGGCACTGGAGGATTTGGAGCAGCAGCTGATGTTGACTCTATTGTTGGGAAAGATATAGATTCTATTTTTTATTCCAGAGAAACTTTAAATAATGTTAAATTTTTTGAAGATAGATCATTTAATGGAATAATTGCTATTTCAACCGAACCTCACAATTTAAAATACAATGATATTGTTTCTATTAGTGGATTATCAACTTCAAAAACAAACCTATACGGCAATTTTCCAGTATCAATAGTATCAAACACACTAAAGTTGACGGTTGGTGTAGCATCAACTGCGATTACCGGAATTGTAACTTATTTTGAAGTTACTGGTAATTTAAATTATCCATATATTATTGAAAATGATATTGTTGGAATAGGCACTGAAAAAGTTAAAATTTTATCAATTGATAAAAATAATTCTAGAATAAAAGTTCTTAGATCATATGACAATACTGTTGGATCATCGCACAGCATTTCTGATTTTATTTTTGAATTTCCTAGAAAATTCTTATTAAATGTACTAGAAACCAATTCAAATTCAGTGCTTGATAGGGAATTTTATTTTGATCCATCAGAAACTTTGGGTATTGGTTCTTCACAAGGAGTTGGAATTGGATATACTTTACAATTCTCAAATCCTGGATTCGGAATTACTTCTATTTTTATTCCCACAAAAACACTATATCTACCAAACCATAATTTTACAACTGGTGATGAATTAATTTATTCAAATAATGGAGGAAACTCAATATCAATTTCCACTAACGGAGTGTCTTCATTTAATTTACCAGACCAATCTACAGTATATGTCGCAAAAGTTTCTAATGATCTGATCGGAATTTCGACATTTAAAGTTGGATTATCTACCACAGGAACTTTTGTTGGTGTTGATAGTTCAAAAAGGAATAATGGAACTTTGTTCTTATTGGGGACCGGAACTGGTACAATTCATAGTTTTAAAACCAAATATAATAATACAATCACTGCAACCGTAGATAAAATTGTTGCTACGATAACAACTAAAACTGCTCATGATGTTTCATATGCCGAAATAATTGATGTAGATGTGATTTCTGGAATTTCTACTACGTATAAAGTTTTGTATAATGATGTAAATTCTAGAGTGGTCTTTAATCCAAGAACTTTCTCAACATCAAATGTTGATGCATCTAAAAATACAATAACAATAAACAATCATAATTATAAAACTGGCACTAAAGTAATTCATACTTCAACATCACCCTCTGGAGGATTACTTAATGATGAAATTTATTATACCGTAGTTATTGATAAAAATACAATAAAACTTGCAAGTTCTTATTATAATTGCACTCAAGTTCCGGCAATTGAAGTTGATATTAACAGTGCTTCTGGAGGTACAATTGCTGAAGTAAATCCAAATATTTTTGCGTACAAAAATGGATCAGTTATTTTTGATCTATCCGACCCATCTCTATCTTTTATTCAAAATTCACAGAGATATTCTGCCTTTAAATTAGAAATTTTTACAGATAAAAACTTTGTCAATAAATTAAATACTAAAAATATTACGAGAGTATCGGAACCTGGACTTACTAATGCTTCTTTAATTTTAAAGATTGATGAAAACATTCCAAATATACTATACTATAACTTAATTCCTTCAAATCCAAATAGACTTATTGATGTACCTACCATCAAAAAATCATTAATTAGTGATTCTGAAAATGTTACTAATAACAACATAATAACAAAAGTTTCTAGTAAATATTCCGGAACACAGATAGTAAGTGGAATTACATCAAATACAATATCTTATTATATCGCAGATATTCCAGAATCTTCAAGTTATAGTAGTTCTAGTTCAAATTTAGCATATTATGCCAGAACTGGTTTTAGTAGTGGTCCAATACACTCCGTAAGAATGACTAACGGAGGAAAAAATTATAAAACTCTGCCAGGAATAAGTTCAATTGTATCTATTGATGGTTATGGTGCTATCTTAATTCCAAATAGTTCAAATATTGGAAAAATAAAGTCAGTAAACATCATTGACTATGGATTTGACTATTCTTCAGATAATACAATAAGACCATCATCTAATTTACCAATATCTTTAAAAATTGATCCTTTAAATTCTGTTAAGAGTGTAAATATATTATCTCCAGGAAAAAATTATACTACTGCACCAGATTTGGTTTTAATTGATGGATTTACCAATCAAGTTGTTAAAGATGCAGTTTTCAATTATTCAATAGAAAAAAATAAAGTTACGATCGTACAAAATACGAAGGGAATTTATAGTGCTCCTCCAAGAATTGTTCCTATTAACAATTCAAATGCTTCAAAAATTAAGAATATTGGATTTAATACAACCACAAAGGATGTGACAGTAACTCTTGATGTTGGATTTTTGTCAGGATTTAGCACAGCATCTGATTTCCCATTTGTTGTTGGAGATAAGATTTTAATTGAAAATACAACTGTTTCTACAGCATCAACAGGATATAAGTTTAGGGGTTACAATTCAGAAAACTATTCATATGAATTTTTTACTATAAAATCCATAGATCCAAATATTGGTGGAGTAAATCCGTCAATAGTCTTTAATTTATCGGATTATTTTTCTGGAACTAATATTCCTGGAGTATTTAATCCTTTAAAATCATCCGGCAGAGTTGTTGCTGAAAAGTATTTACCAGTATTTGATATTGAATTGAGCAAAAATGAGTTTTATATTGGAGAAAATGTTTCTTCAGATAAAGATAGTATTGGTAAAGTTCAAAGTTTTGATAATAAGAATGATTATTTGAAAATATCAACAAAGGAAATATTTAAAATTAATGATATAATTAAAGGCAAATCTTCAGCATCAAAAGCTATAATAACAGATATAATTAAATATGATTCCGATTATTTGTTAAATTCCACATCTATTGTAAGATCGGGATCTAAAACAAGTACTGGATTTTTAAATGATAATACTCAAAGAATGCATAATAATGATTATTATCAGTATTTTTCATATTCTCTTCAATCAAAAGTTTCATATGATCGTTGGGATTCTGTCGTAAACTCTTTAAATCATACTGTTGGTTTTAAAAAGTTTAGTGATTTGGTCATTGAATCAACCCCAACCTTTATATCCGGTGAATGTGATCTAGTTTCTGGAATATGTACAGATCAGAATTTAGGAAAAGTTATAACAACTTCCGATATAATTTCTTCAGCTAACTTAAATTGCGTTTATGATTTTGATCTAGTCACAGAAAATTCTATAGATCTTGGCAATAAAATCGTTTCCGATCAAATCAAATTTGATTCCAAAGTAATTCAAGATTACATAGAATCTTCTGGAAATTTAGTTTTAACAATTGATGACGTTAGTTCTCAATTTGATAGTAATCCAAGAGATGAAGTATTTTCGGTTGTTGATGAGTTTTCATCTTCACTATCAAATTATAGAAAGTATTTTATTCTGATTGAGGATACTTTCTTTACAGATAACAAACAATTCAATATTATTTCTTTACTTCAGGATGGATCTTTCTCTTTCTTCAATCAATATGGAAGAGTTGAAACAAAAAATGATATGGGATCTTTCGATTTTCGTATATTTGGATCTAGAGGACAACTTTTATTCTATCCACAAAACTTTACTAGTGAAGACTATAATATTTCTTATGTATCGTTTAATTTAAATAATAGTTCTATTGGAATTGGAACAACACAACTCGGAGACACTGTAAAAATTGAGCATTACAAGTCCGATTTAAATGTAGGATATGCATCAACTACAGTTGTGGGAATTGCTACAACTTTTAGAACTTCAAAACTATTAGTTGAAGTTAAATCAATAGATTCGAGTTATTTTGAAGTGGATGAAATTAATTTGATACACGATAATTCTAACGTTTATATATCGGAGTATGGTCAATTAGATAACGATTTATTAAATCCTCAATCTATTTCTGGAATAGGTACTTTTAATGCCTATATTGATTCTAATTTAATTAAAGTTGATTTGATTCCTTCTGTAGGAGTAACTACCGATTATACTATCAATACAATATCAGTTTCAATTGCCAATACTTCATCAGTTGGAGTTGGTACACACACACTTACAACTACAAAGATATCATCTTCTATTACTCCAATTTCTTCAAGTGCAAGTCCAATAGCAAATACTGTTGCTACTATTAAAAATCCATCCAATGGAGCATATTTGTTGGCTAGTGTGGAGGATAAAACTAATAATAGATATCAAATGTGCGAATTGGTAGTTGTTAATAGCACAATTGATACATATATCACTGAATTTGGAACTGTAGTTACGGATTCTTCAATAGGAGTATTTTCATCTTCACTATTCGGATCAGATTTAAATGTTAACTTTACTCCTAATCCAAATATTAATGTTGAAGTTAGATGTTTTATCAATTCATTAAATCAACCAGATGCAAATGCTACAGAAAGTGAAATAGTTTTTGGTGATTCTAACATTGAAAGTGGGTTTAACGTTTACATTGGAACTTTAAACGACGTTAAAAGATCATTCTATGTAACACATAAAAATCTTCCAATTTTCCACAGATATTTCCTTGGAAATAATTCACAGATAGTAGATACTACTAGAAATATAATTAAAATTCCAGACCATTTCTTTAGAACTGGAGAAAAAATTTCTTATCTGTATGATGGATATCAAACAAGCACTCAAAATGCAATTGGAATTGGAACAACTACAATACCAGGAATAGGATCAACAGACAAACTTCCTAGAAATGTGTATGCTGTTAAGATCAATGATTATGAAATTAAATTGGCATCTACTGCAGAAAATGCTCTCAAATTAGTTCCAGAGGTTCTTGATCTCACTTTTGTTGGATTGGGAACAAATCATAGATTGATTTCTTATAATGAAAATAATAGAGTTTTGATATCTATTGATAATATGATACAATCTCCTTTGGTTTCTACCTCAACAACCACACATTTATTAGAAGATGTTGGATTCACCGATACCCTTATAAAGATATCAAATGTTGATAATGTTTTTTCAGAAAATTTATTGAATATTAATGATGAGATTATGAGAGTTTCTGCTGTTGGAGTAGGAACTACAAATGTTATTAGAGTTCAAAGAAAGGCAGTTGGTTCTGAACTCAAAGTTCACAATGCAAATTCTTTGATAACTAAAGTTTATGGCAATTACAATATAGTTGATAATGTTATAAATTTTGTAGATCCTCCTTACGGTCCTAACCCAATTGGTACAATTACCAATGGACCAGATGATAGAGATTATAGTGGAATAACAACACATTCTACATTTAGTGGAAGAGTATTTTGTAGATCTTCTGCGGTCAATTCTTCAAATGATCCATATTCTACAAATTACATTTTTGATGACATATCTAATCAATTCACTGGCATTAAGACCGATTTTTCTCTTAAAGTAGGTGGTTCTAATGTTACTGGAATATCAACTAGTAATGCAATTTTATTGATAAAAGATATATTCCAGGGACCAGAAAATTCTGATATTAGTCCGGTAGTTGGAAATTATTATCTTGAAGAGAAATCAGGAATTACTAGTGCATATTTTAAAGGCACAGGCATTTCTACTGCATATGATGTGAATACTTCGGGAGTTCCTATTGGAGGTGTGATTATATCTGTTGGATCAACTTCTGGTTTTGGATATCAACCATTAGTTTCTGCTGGAGGAACTGCGATAGTATCTATTGCTGGCACTATTCAATCCATTTCTATAGGCAATAGTGGATCTGGTTACAGATCCGGTATTCAAACTGTGAGAGTTGCTGTAACTACTTCATCTTTAGAAACCCCAAATCTACATTTTGTCGGAACTGCTAGTATTTCAAATGGAAATATTGTCAGTGTTGCAATAACGAATCCGGGAACAGGTTACACTTCAACGAATCCTCCAATTGTAATATTCGATTCTCCACTATCATATTCAAATATTCCTTTAAAGTATAGTTCAGTTTCATCTGGTTTTGGAACAGAAGCAGTAGTAAATGTTGTTGTTGGGCAAGGATCTAGTATTGTTGATTTTGAAATTATTAACAGTGGATATAATTATAGAATTGACGATATTTTGACAATTCCTATTGGAGGGGCAACAGGAATTCCTACAGATTCATCAAAACCATTCAATGAATTTAGAATTTCTGTAGATCAAATTTACAATAACAAATTTGCATCTTGGACAATAGGTGATCTTCAAATTTTTGATGATTTTTCAAATGAGTTTGATGGATTTAAGAGATCTTTCCAACTTAAATTGGATGGTCTTCCTATTAGCATTTTGGCAAAAGAAAACTCAAAGATTAATCTCTCATCGAACCTTTTAGTCTTTATAAATGATATACTTCAAGTTCCAAATCAATCTTATGTATTTGATGGAGGAAGTATTATTACATTTACTGAGGCACCTAAACCTGCTGAAGAAAATTGGGGTGGAGATACTCTAAAGATATATTTTTATAGAGGAACATCCAATATTGACACTAGAGATGTTGATATTTTAGAAACAGTTAAGATTGGAGATGATTTAAGAATTTATGATAATACTGAAAATCTTACTGAAAATAGTAGAAGTATTGACATCATAAACTCTTCAAATACTGTAATTACAAATACATATCCTGGACCAGGAATTTCTAATGATGAGTTTTATTCTAGACCTATTATTTGGTGCAAACAAACTGAAGATAGAGTAATAAATGGTAGATCTGTAGGAAAAGATAGAGAAATGTATGAACCATCTATTGAACCAACAACTAATATTATTCAAAATGTTGGTATAGGTTCAACTATAATTTTTGTATCTAGTGTAAAAACATTCTTTGATAATGAAAGAGAAAATGCATCAAATAAATTTATTTCTAAAATACGTATTATTTCTCAAGAACCTAAAGTTGGTGCCTACGCAACGGCAATAGTTTCTGCAGCAGGTTCTATTTCCTATCTTGATCTTATATCTTCCGGTATTGGATATACTAACGCGCCAACCGTTTCAATATCATCTCCTGTTGGAGTTGGAACAACTGCTAGATTTTCTACAACGATTTCAAATGGATCTATTGTAGGAATAACTACATTAGAATATGGATCAAACTATTCTCAAAGCAATCCACCATCAGTTTTAATTGAACACCCAACACCTATCATTGAAACAATAGAAGAAGTTAATTATGAAGGTGATTTTGGTGTTATCAGTGGAATTTCTACAGGCACTCTAGTTGGAATTGCATCTACGGCAATTATATTTGATCTTCATATAAAAAATGATTCATTCTTGAGGAATGTTAATGTTGTTGGAACAGCAATTACATTAAGTCAGTTACAAACTGGATATTATTTTATAGTTTATAATAGTAACGTTGGTAATGGAATTATAAGTTTAAATGAATCTAATTCTATTGTTGGTGTTGGAACAACTTTCTTGGATAACATTTATAAGGTTTCTTCAGTTTCCATTGCCACAACTAATGTTGCAGGAATTGGATTAACTTTTGTTGCAAAGGTTGCAGTTGCAGTTTCTTCATACAATGGATTGACTGGTTTGGGATACAGTTCTTTTTATGGAGAATACTCTTGGGGAAGAATTAGTTTCTTACAAGGATACAGAACTTCTCCAAAAGAATTTACAATTTCAAATACAAATGGAATTGTTGGTCTTGAAACCGCACCCATCATAAAAAGATATAATCCTCTTAGATATATTGGATATTCTACATCATAATTGCACAATTACCTATAAATAAATAAAAACCTTTAAAAATGTCAGCAATTATAACTGATCAAATTAGAATATTAAATGCAAAAAATTTCGTTGCCGGAGTTTCATCATCTACAAATTCATATTATACATTTGTAGGACTCCCCAATGCAACATCATATAGTTCTACATGGGAAAACAATCCACCATCCCCTAAGGACTGTTTTGAACAAGAAAATGATTATTGGGATACTATGATAGGGTTGAAAAAAATAAAATCTGATGATGTTAAATTAGTTGTAAGAAAAATTCAATGGGAATCTGGTACAACATATGACATGTATCGTCATGATATTAGTAGGGATAAAAAATCTATCCCATCAGGTTCGGTAAGTTTATATTCTTCTAATTTTTATGTTGTAAATTCAAATTATCAAGTTTATATTTGTTTATATAATGGAATTGGTCCGGATAATCCAACAGGTAGACCATCATTAGATGAACCGACATTTACCGATTTAGAACCAAGATCGGCAGGAACAAGTGGAGATGGATATATTTGGAAATATCTTTATACTATTAGTCCTAGTGATATAATTAAATTTGATCTTTTAAATTACATTCCAGTTCCATATGATTGGAATACAAATCCACTATATTATGCAATAAGAAATAATGCAACAACAAGTGGGCAAATAAAAATAATAACTGTTAGGAATAAAGGACAAAACATTGGTGTTGGTGAAGGAATATATCCAAATGTACCAATTTACGGGGATGGAAGTGGTGCTACAGCAACTGTGGTAGTAAATAATCAATCTGAAATTGATTCAGTAACTGTAAATAATGGAGGATCTGGATATACATATGGGACTTTAGATTTGATGTCTGGAAATGTTCCTGTTAGTAGTGCAACAATTAAACCAGAGTTTGATGTTATTATTCCACCTAAAGGTGGACATGGATATGATATCTTTAGAGAGTTGGGTGCTTATAATGTTTTAGTTTATTCTAGAATAGAAAATAATGATGAAGATCCGGATTTTATAACAGGAAATCAAATTGCTAGAATTGGAATTGTAGAAAATCCCCAATCATATGACTCAAATTCGTTATTAAATTTAGATTTAGCTAGTGCTGTATCTGCAATACGAGTTGGTTCTGGATATAGTACGGTTAATTTTGTTGCGGACTCACTTATAACACAAACAGTTGGAACAGGAATTACTGCTATAGGAAGGGTAGTTTCTTATGACCAAAAAACAGGAGTTTTGAAATATTGGCAAGATAAAAGTTTAGTAGGATTTGCAAGTACGGGATCTCCTAGTAATCCTTTAAATATTCCATCTTTTGGATACAATCTCAATAGATTTACATCTTCACCTACAGGATCTGGCAATTTGACCATAAAAGGAGGAACATTTGACATTCTTATTGATAATTCTTTTACAGGAGTATCGACTACGTTGATAAATAAGTTATATAAATTGGGTCAATATTTTGAAAATGGTTTAGCAAATCCTGAGGTTAAAAAATACTCGGGAAATATAATATATGTTGACAATAGACCTTCGATTACAAGATCCGCAAACCAAAAAGAAGATATTAAAGTAATTTTGCAATTCTGATCTATCATGCCCCAAGAAACTAATCTTAATGTCTCTCCATATTTTGATGACTTTGATCCAAATAAAAACTTTTATAAAGTTTTGTTTAAACCTGGATATCCAATACAATCCAGAGAGTTAACAAACTTACAGTCTATACTTCAAAATCAAATTGAAAAATTTGGCAATCATGTCTTTAAAGATGGGTCTGTAGTTATTCCTGGGCAGACAAGTTATAATAATAATTTTTATTGTGTTCAAATTGAGAATACTTTTTCAGGTATACCTTTAAGCACTTTTTTACCTTCACTTAAAGGAAAAACAATTAGAGGATTTAACAGTGGACTAAGAGCAAAAGTAATTGAAACTTTAGACTCTTTAAATTCTCCAAGTGGATATATAACTCTTTTCTTAAATTACTTAAATACAAATATTGAAACTGGAGAAACTATTTTTTCAGATTCAGAATCACTGATTGTAGAAGAGACGATCTTCTCTCAGAATTCAAATACTTTTGTAGAAGCACAAACCCAATTTGCTAATACTATTTCTTCTGGAGCTTCTAGAATAGGTTCTGCAATTATCTTATCGGCCGGAGTTTATTATGTTAGAGGATATTTTGTTGATGTTGATGACCAAACTTTAATTTTAGATGCTCACTCAAACACTCCTTCTTATAAAGTAGGATTTAATGTTATAGAAGATATTATAACTTCAGATGAAGATTCTTCATTGACTGACAATTCTAAAGGATTTAATAATTATGCTGCGCCTGGAGCAGATAGGTTTAGAATTAGATTAGAATTAACTAAAAAGGATTTAAATGAAACTAACTTTGAGAATTTTATAGAAATTTTTAAAATTGAAAATGGAAGACTAATAAAATCTGTAACTAATCCACAATATAATGTTATCAAAGATGAGTTAGCAAGAAGAACTTATGACCAATCTGGAGATTTTTACGTAACTCCTTTTAAAATTTCTGCTTTAGAATCACTCAATAATCTAAAAGGAAATAATGGAGTATTTTTAGAAGGTCAAAGAACATATAATAATAATTCTCCATCAGATGATATTGGTTCATACAAACTTTCTCCAGGAAAGGCATACATTAGAGGATATGAAATAGAAACTATTTCTCCAACATATTTGGATTTTAATAAAACAAGAACCACAAAAACTGTTGAAAATGAAACATTAAACTATGTAACTGGAGCATCTTATTCTCTTAATAGAGTTTATGGTTCTCCAATAATTGGAATTGCCACAGATTATACCGTTTCTCTAAGGGATAGTAGAGTTGGTGCTTCTCAAATTGCATCAACTGGAAAAGAAATTGGTCTAGCAAGAGTATATGATTTTGCTCTTGAAAGTGGTGGATATGATTCCACAAATCCATCTACAAATATATGGAATATTTCACTATTTGATATTCAAACATATACAGAAATTTCATTTAATGTTCCTACAACATTATCGGTTCCAACTTTTATAAAAGGAAAATCAAGTGGTGCAACAGGTTACTTAAGATATTCAACTACTAATTCGGGAATTGCAACATTTTATGGAGTTCAAGGAAAATTCTCTAAAAACGAAAAGTTTATCTTTAACGGAACTGAAGATCTAAGTAGAATCTCTATTGCAGTTACTTCTTATGGAACAAGTGATATAAAATCTTTATATGGAATAGTTGGATCTGCATATACTTTTACTGCTGATGTAATGCAATCATCTGCCGTTCCTGTAGGAATTGTAAGTATTACTTCCCAAAGTGGAGGTGTTTCTACAGTAACATCTTCAACTTTTAGATTTGCAGGAATTGCTACAGTTGGAAATGTAGTATCATATTCAACTCCTGGACTTACTACACCTTCTTTTGCCAGAATTTCTTCAGTATCCGATAACTCTGTAGGAATTACTTCAGTAACTTCTGTTGCTGGGGTTTGCAGTGGATTTTTACCCACATCACCACTCACTCCAGGTGATTTTACGATTCTTTCGTCTAGTTTACTTTCTTCTATTGATGATAGTTTATATACCGTATTGCCAAAAAGAAATATATCTTCTGTAGATTTAACCGATTCTAGAATTACTATAAGAAGACAATATGATGTAACAATTGCCAACAATCAAACCAGCACGGTTTCCTGCCAACTTAATGAAAAATTCTTGTCATTTGATGAAGAAAGATATGTATTAATTAGGGAAGATGGAGTAACTGAACCTCTCAGTTCAGATAAGGTAAAAATTGATAGAACTGCAAACCCAGAAACACTAACAATTGTTGGATTAAATGCAACAAGTTCAACAAGAGCTAAATTAATTACTACTATAGAAAGAAGCAAAGTTAAAAATAAAATTAAGAATAAGAGCAGAGTTAAGTCCATTGTAGTAGATAAATCAAAATTATCTCAGTCTGGAATTGGAACTACAAATGCCAATGATGGATTAACATATGGGTTATTTCCATATGGAACAAGAGTTCAAGATGAAGAAATTTGTCTGTTAACCTCAGATGTAACAAAAATTTATGGAATTTTTGAATCAAATGACACAACAAATCCAGATGTTCCTTCAATTATTTTAGAGTCAATACAAAGTAATACAAGCACCACAAGTGATCTTATCGTAGGAGAAGAATTTGTAGGTCTAGAAAGTAATACTGTAGGTTTGATTTTAGGTACTGTAAATTATTCAACTATAAATTTTGTAAGTCTAAATGAAAATAAATTTGTTGTAGGTGAAACTATTCGATTTAAAGAATCTGGGGTTAAAGCAATTGTATCTCAAACTACAAATGGAGATTTTGATATAACATCAAATTATCTACTTGATAGGGGACAAAAAAATACTCATTATGACTATTCAAAGATAATTAGAAAATCTGGGATAAATTCGCCATCCAGAAAAATAAAAATATTTTTTGAAAGTGCAAGTTTTTCTTCTGCAGATAATGGCGATTTTATTACTAAAAATTCATATGATTCATTCGATTATAAAGAAATTCCATCAACAAATGAAATAAAAAATAGTGATATTCTTGATATAAGACCAAGTGTTTCTGATTTTGCAGTAACTGCCGAATCTAGATCTCCATTTGAATTTTTAGGTAGATCATTTACTGGATCTGGAAACTATGTACCCAATATACTAGCTTCTGACGAAGATATTACTATAGATTATTCTTTCTATCTACCCAGAATTGATAGAATTTTTGTATCAAAAAATGGAATATTCCAAATTTCTCAGGGAAGTGCATCAGAAACTCCAGAACTTCCTAAGGCAGTAGATGATGCTTTAGAAATTGCAACCGCATATCTACCAGCATACATTTATAATATTAATGATATTAAGTTCAATATCCTTCAACATAAAAGATATACAATGAAGGATATAAGTAAACTTGAGACGAGAATTGAAAATCTTGAGTATTACACGACTTTATCCTTATTAGAAACTAAGACTTCAAATTTAGCAATAAAAGATTCTCAAGGATTTGATAGATTTAAATCTGGATTTTTTGTCGATACATTTGATTCAACTTCTGGACAAAGAAAGGTAACTAATGTAAAAAATAGTATTGATGTTAAAAATTCTGAGTTAAGACCAACACATTATACAAATTCTTTGGATCTTGGATTTGGCGATTTTGATCCAAGTTCTTTAAATGATTCAAATTATCAGGTAAACATTCAAGGAAGCAATATTACCAAATCTGAAAGAATTGTAACTCTTGGTTATTCTGAAGTCCTTTTAGTTCCTCAACCTTTTGCAACTAGAGTTGAAAATGTGACTCCATATCTCGTTACATATTATACAGGAACAATTGAATTAAATCCAACTTCAGATACTTGGGTTGATACTGTTAGATTAAATGCAAACACTATTGTATCGGAGAGTTACATAGAAACACAAACACAACTTTCCAGACAAGAATTTGATTCACAATCCGGTTTTGGTCAAATTGTTTGGGGTTCTTGGAATACTATTTGGACAGGAAATCAAACTTCAGTATCTCAAGGTAATAGAATTGTAAGGAATAGTAATATTATCCAACAAACAAATATTACAAACACTTCAGTTCAAATATCAAATAGAACTGGAACTTCCACTAGACTTACAAGAGAACTAGGAGGGAATACTTCTCTAGGAGATAAGACCGTAAGTTCGGAAATTATTCCATTTATGAGATCTAGAAACATTGAATTTATTGGAAAGAGATTTAAACCATATAGTAGACTTTATGCATTCTTTGATGGGGTTGATGTAAACAATTATTGCTTCCCTAAACTACTTGAAATACAAATGGTATCTAATACTTTCTCGGTTGGAGAGACTGTTATTGGTTCCATTTCTAACGGAAATGCAAATTCCCCTACAATATCTTTTAGAGTATCCAAATTAAATCATAAAGAAGGACCATATAACAATCCTTCTGACATTTACATTATAAATCCATATAATTCAAATACAACATTACCAGAAAACTATTCTTCAACTTCATCAATATTAAACGTAGATACTTTTAGTTTATCATTACAATCATCCGGCAATTTCCATGGTTGGATTACATCCGGGATGACACTTAGAGGTCAAACCAGTGGGGCGGTTGCGACCGTTACTAATGTCAGACTAGTGACTGATGGGGTTGGTTCAATAAAAGGTTCATTCTTTATCCCAAATCCAAACGCAAATATACATCCAAAATTTGAAGTTGGCACTAAGGTCTTTAGGTTGACAAACAGTTCAACCAATAGTTTGGTTGGTGGTCTTACCGATACCAGCTCAGAAGAAAAGTATTTTGCTGAAGGAAAGACCAATACAGTTCAAGAAAATATTTTGTCTGTTAGAACTGTAAGAAAAGAAACTGCTATTATTGAAGAATCTAGAACCCAATTAGGAACTTCAAATACGGTAGTAGTTGAAAATATCGTTGGAACGGTTCCTCCACCACCTCCACCACCAGTTGAAACATTACAACCCCAACCACCAGTTGTAACACAACCACCTTCTCCTCCTCCCACCATAACAACTGTAGTCACTCCCACCACTCCAGTTACTCCTGCTACCGCAACTACAACTTCTTGCCAATGCACATTTAGTAAAATTAAATCATCATTTGCCGGATTTGGTGTGGTAAATGACGCAGATCTTTTAATTAATTTTGGAGGAAAATTTAATGTTCTAAGACCTCTATCCAATCCTTATAATTTATCTTGGATTTATGCATTTTATGATGATAGAACTAGAACAACATCAGTAAATAGAAGAGAAGTAATTTATCCAAAACTTGACATTTCACTCAGTATTTTTGCTTTTGATTCTGTTAAAGTTTTTATTAAATCGGGAACAAAAAGAACAGAAATATTCAACAGATCCATTCCAGTTGAATCTTACTTATCAAATAGACCTCTTGATATAAATTTCACGTATCAATTATCAAAAAATGCACTTTCTGGATTTGGGGGAGTGTTTACAATTGAGGCAGAGATTGGAAATGTATATCCAACTATTGGTTCTTCCACCGTTTCTTGTCAAAATGGAGCAAATACTACTTCAGAAATAATTAAATGTATTCTTTCAGAAGTTGGTTTAATTGAAGGTGGTGCTGTTAGAAAAGATCCATTAGCACAATCATTTTTTATTGAAAAACCAACTGGAGTATTTGCAACTTCTCTTGATTTATACTTTGCAAGTAAAGATTCCGAACTTCCTGTTACTGTCCAGTTGAGATCCATGTCGTTAGGAACTCCAACAGAAACAGTTTATCCATTTAGTGAAGTAGTTTTGAACCCAAATCAAGTTCAAGTCTCAAATGATTCTTCTATTGCCACAAAGGTTGTATTTCCTTCACCAGTTTTCCTAGCAGGAAATCAAGAACATGCAATAGTTCTTTTATCAAATTCAACAGAATATAAAGTATGGATTTCCAGATTGGGTGAGGTTGATGTAACAACGACAGGATTACCAGAATCTCAACAAAATATTGTTAGCAAACAACCAACTCTTGGATCACTTTTCAAATCTCAAAATGCCTCAACTTGGTCTCCAAGTCAACTTGAAGACTTGAAATTTAACTTGTATTCTGCATTATTTGTCAACAACGGAACTATTAATTTTTATAACCCCGATCTATCAAAAGGAAATCAACAAATTGCAAATTTGGTCAATAATCCTCTAGAAATTTCTTCTAGAAAAATAAGAGTTGGTTTGGGATCTACTGTAATTGATTCTGGACTTACTGTAGGAAATAAAATTGTCCAAAGAAATAGCAATGCTAACGCAATTTATGTTGGTGCTGCGGGTTCAGCAACTGGAAATCTTTTAATTTCAAATCCTGGAATTGGTTATACTCCTTCTTCTTCTACAAATGTTTATAGTAATGTAAGTTTAACAAACATAACTGGTTTTGGTAATAGCGCTACTGCAAATATTACTATTTCAAATGGTGTCGCAATAGCAGCAACAATTAATAATGGAGGAACTGGTTATCAAGTTGGAGATGTTGTAAGTATTTCTGGTCTCACAACAGAATCCGTTGGTAGAAATATGAGACTTACTATTCAATCCACAGCAGGAAATAATCAATTAATTTTAGATAACGTTCAAGGTGAATTTAAATCTGGAGTTGGTTATACTATGCAGTATATCAACAACTCCGGTGTTACTACGGATTTAAATGGAACCGGTTCTAATGTATTGATAATTAATGCTCCTCAGGTGATTACTGACGGATTGCATATTAAAGTTAATCATAAAAACCATGGTATGCATTCAGATTTAAACTCAGTTGTAATATCTGGGGTCTCTCCAGATATTAAAGAAGCAACATTATTTGCTTCTACAAATGGAAGTAGTGATATTGTTATTTCAGATACTTCTTCTGGTAATTTCGAAACTTTTGAAAATGTTGCAGTTTCTGTAGCAAATACTGGATATGCAATTATTAATAATGAGATAATAGGATATACAGGAGTATCTGTAGGATCTCCCGGAAGACTACTTGGGATAACAAGATCTGTAGACCAAACAAAATCATTTGAATATTCTTCCGGAACAAGAATTCAAAAATACGAATTTAATGGGGTTTCTTTGAGAAGAATCAATAAACAGCACGATCTTGTAGATATTGATGATTCTATTATTTCAGATCCTATAGGATTAGATCATTATTATATAAAATTAAATCCCGCATTAAATGGAGTAGATAGAACTGTAGATACTACTTATCCAAAACTTTATTTAAAAGAAACAAAAAATGGAGGATTAGATCAAATTTATGCAACTCAAAATATTCAATTTGAAGCATTGACACCTGTTGTTCAAACAATGTCTGTTCCCGGCACAGATATTACTGCAAATGTTAGAACTGTTTCTGGAACTAGCATTAGTGGATCTGAAGTTTCATTCTTGGATAAAGGAACTCAAAGTATAGATTTAAATGCTACAAACTACTTTAATTCTCCCAGAATTATATGCTCTAAAGTCAATGAGACTAGTAAGTTATCAGATTTACCAAATAATAAATCATTTACTTTAACTCTTAATTTATCAACATCAAATCCATATTTATCTCCAGTTATTGATTTGGATAGAGTATCAGTCATAACAACTACAAATAGAGTTAACTCAACCATAACAAATTATGTCTCCGATGGTAGAGTTGCAACTCTTGAAGATGATCCTTCAGAATTTGTTTATGCGACCGAAATTATCTCTTTAGAAAATGCAGCATCTTCTATTAAGGTCTTAGTTTCTGCCCATATTAATGTTTATTCTGATATGAGAGCTTTTTATGCAATAGTAAATGATCCTTCAGAAAATCCCGTTTATTATCCATTCCCAGGATATAATAACAGACTACTATCAGGTGATGTTATAGACTTAAGTTCTTCAGATGGAACTTCCGATAAATTTGTATCAAAAACTGATAGAATTGGATTTGATTCTTCAAATATAGAATTTAAAGAACATGAATTTACTATAGATAACTTGCCATCATTCAAATATTTTTCAGTAAAACTTGTTGGAACATCTACTAACCAATCATACCCACCAAGATACAGAGATCTGAGAGTAATTGCACTTGCATAATTAAATATGAAATATCTTAAAGTAAAAGATAATGCAAATCTCGTAAGAGAACTAAAATCTAATGCTATTGTTAATACTGATAATGAAGAATATCAAAATTATCTCAAACAAAGAGAAATGAAAAGTAAAAATGATGTAAAAATAAATGACTTGGAAAAAACTGTTATAGATTTAAAAAATGACATTGAGGAAATTAAAACTTTATTGAGGAATTTAAAAAATGGATCCTGATAAAATTACTCTTGAAAATATTAGTAAATTATTTGAATATGAAAAAATTTCAAGAGATATAGATAGTATAGATGATATTGAATCTCTAAGAAATTTTGCAAAATCTTACATAAAACTTTATTTTAAACAACAAGAAGTTATATCCAAACTCTAATGGCACAACCATCTACTAGACAGGAACTTATTGATTACTGTAAAAGAAAACTGGGAGCACCAGTTTTAGAAATTAATGTTGCAGATGAACAAATTGATGATCTAGTAGATGATGCTATTCAATTTTTTCAAGAAAGACATTTTGATGGTGTTTATCCTACTTTTTACAAATACAAAGTAACACAAGCAGATATTGATAGAGGTAGAGCAGGATATGCCAGCATGTCTACAAGTACTGTAGGAATTGCAAGTACTTCAGCAACTTCAAATATAGTTGGGACTGCTACCACTTTTACTTTTTACGAAAATAGCAATTATTTGCAAGTTCCACCAAACATCACTGGCGTGAACAAAATTTTTACTTTTGATGGCACAAACACCATTACTCATAATATGTTCAGTGTCAAGTATCAATTGTTTTTGAATGATATTTACTACTGGGGAACAACCGAACTTCTAAGTTATGCGATGGTCAAAACTTACTTAGAAGATCTGGATTTTCTTCTTAATACTCATAAACAAATTAGATTCAATAAAAGACAAGACAGACTATATTTAGATATTGATTGGTCATCCGTCACTAAAGATCAATATTTTGTTATTGATTGTTATTCAACACTAGATCCAAATGATTATTCTAGAGTCTGGAATGATTCATTTTTAAAACCATATCTCACTTCACTAATTAAACGTCAGTGGGGACAAAATATGATGAAATTCACTGGAGTTAAACTACCTGGTGGTGTGGAATTGAATGGTAGACAGATGTTTGATGATGCTCAGAGAGAGATTGATATTTTGATGGAAAAGATGTCTAGCACTTATGAACTTCCACCACTAGATATGATCGGATAATTATATGCTAAATCCATTTTTTCTACAAGGTTCCAAAACAGAACAAGGACTTGTTCAGGATTTAATCAATGAACAACTTAGAATGTATGGAGTGGATGTATATTACTTACCAAGACAATATATTACAGAGAAAACTGTAATTAGAGAGGTTATTGAATCTGAGTTCAATAATGCTTACTCTATAGAGGCTTATGTGGAAACTTATGATGGATATTCGGATAATCCCACAATTTTATCTAAATTTGGAATTCAAGCACTAAATGAAATTACGTTGACAATTTCTAGGGAAAGATTTAAAAACTATATTTCACCTTTGATTCAAGATCAACCAAATATTAAGTTGTCAGCAAGACCAAAAGAAGGAGATTTAGTTTATTTTCCTTTTGGAAAAAGATTATTTGAAATAAAATATGTTGAGCATGAAAAACCATTTTATCAACTTCAAGGATTATATACATATCAATTAAGATGTGAACTCTTCAGATATGAAGATGAACTTATTGATACTAATATTGACGAAATTGATGAGTTGATTAGTGGTAATGATTCTAATGATTCAGAAAAAGTCCCTGTTGGAAATATCATCAATTTAAATATGGTAGGAGTTGGAGTAACTGCTACTGCAATTACGTCAATAGTTAATGGCGGAATTAGATTTATTACAATTTCAAATCGTGGAGGAGGTTACACCAGTATTCCTACTGTGGGGATTTCTTCTGCACCATCTGGAGGAAAAACTGCTACTGCTATTGTTAAGATGATTGAGGGTATTGTTGTTTGTAACAATAATATTTCTCCAAATTCAAAATCCATCCAAACAGTTCAGATTACAAATCCCGGATATGGATATACTGTAGTTCCTGGAGTAAGGTTTATTAGTGGTGGTGGAAGTGGTGCTGCAGCAACAGCAACTCTTGGAAATGGAATTGTTGGAATTATTACGGTCAATAATTCTGGTTCGGGATATGTTTTACCACCTTCTATAACATTTACTGGCATCTCCTCAGTCTCTGCAGCTGCCACTGCCGTCGTTTCTGCTGGCGGTTCAATAACTTCAATATTAATCACAAATGCCGGTCTTGGATATACTCAATCTCCAATAATAACTATCGGAAATCCTGCACTGTCATCTACAGGAAACTTTATATTCAATGAAGTAGTTACTGGCACTACTTCTGGAGTTACTGCAAGAGTTAAATCTTGGAATTCAGTTACAAATATTCTTCAAGTTTCTCAAATTACTGGAACATTTACTCTTGGAGAAAATATTGTAGGTTCTGCATCTTCAGCATCTCACTATTTGAGATCTATAGAAGAATATGCATATTCTGCAAAGGATGGATATACGGAAAATGATGAAATTGAAGAAGAGTCTGATCAAATAATTGATTTTAATGAAATTAATCCTTTTGGAATGCCATAATGAATAAATACTAGTTAATTATAGAAAACCGTAGTATTGTAAGTTAAATCATATGTTTGAATATTTTTATCACGAGATTTTAAGAAAAACGGTAATTTCTTTTGGATCTCTATTCAACAACATAAACATTCATCATAAAAACTCTGATAATGAAGTTGTTAGTATTATTAAAGTTCCTTTGGCCTATGGACCAACTCAAAAATTTCTTGCTAGATTAAATCAATCTCCAGATTTAAATAAACCAGTTCAAATTACATTACCAAGAATGTCATTTGAATTTACTGGATTAACTTATGATGCTACAAGAAAATCTACTACAACACAATCTTTTACTGTAAAGTCTGCGGCGGATGGGAAACAAGTTAAAAAAACTTATCTTCCGGTCCCCTATAATATGCAATTTGAATTGAGTATTATGTCAAAATTGAATGACGATGCTCTTCAAATTATTGAACAAATTTTACCATATTTTCAACCCGCATATACAATGACGGTTGAAATGATTGATGATATTAATGAAAAAAGAGATATTCCTGTTGTTTTAGAAAATATTACAATGCAAGATGATTATGAAGGCGATTTTACAACAAGAAGGGTATTAGTTTATACATTAAGATTTACAGCAAAAACATATCTATTTGGTCCAATATCTACAGTCAACGACAATATCATCAGAAAGAGTACTATTACATATATTGCTGGAGATGTAAATAATAGTGCAAGTAGAGGAATTGTATATTCTTCTGAACCTAGAGCAATTAAAAATTACACAGGAATTGTTCTCACCAATTTGGCAAATGATATTACAACTGAAGATGTTTTGATTTCAGTAAATGATGCTTCGTCAATTTCAATCAATACTTATATTGATCTTGAAGGGGAAGAATTATTAGTAAAATCAAAATCTGGAAACGTATTGACTGTTGAGAGGGGAAAAGATAATACAACAATTACATCGCATTTAACAGGATCTCCAATTAAATCAATTACTGCTGCTGATGATATATTAATTGAAGTTGGCGATGATTTTGGATTCAGTGGTTCAGCATTTTAAATGAGTAAAAATGAAAATGACGAAAAAATTTGACAAGTTAAATGAAACTTTTAATGTTGATGCAGAGATAATTGCTGCAGAAAAAGAACCTATTGCCATTGAAAAGAAAATAGAGGAATTGGAAACCACTGCAAGTGATATTAAAAAAGATTATGAATATGCGAGAGGAAATTTATATTCTCTTATAGAAAAAGGTCAAGAAGCAATTAATGGAATTCTTGAACTTGCTCAAGAAAGTGAAATGCCAAGAGCATATGAGGTTGCAGGTCAGTTAATTAAAAATACTGGAGAAATTGCGGAAAAACTTTTGTCTCTACAAAAAACTCTCAAAGATGTTGAAGAAGAAAAGCAAAAAGGTCCTACAACAGTTAATAATGCTCTTTTTGTAGGGTCTACTGCAGACTTAGCTAAATTTTTAAAGCAACAAAGTTCTGAAGAAGCATCAAATCAATAAATAATAAAGACGAGATAATACTTCAAATGGTTTGGTCTAAAGATTATAAAAGATCAATTGATTGCGATAGTCCTAAGGGGTTTTCTCAACGTGCTCATTGTGCTGCTCGTAGAAAAAGATCAAAGGGTGAAGAGACCAAATCAAAATCACCATTTAATGAAATGCATCAAGTAAAGTCACATAAATCAGTTGAAAGTATTGCAAAGAAACATCGTCTAGAAGTTTCTTTTGTAAAAAAGCAACTTGAAATGGGAATTCCTATTGAACATGAGCATACAAAGGATAAAGATCTTGCAACTGATATAGCACTTCAACATCTTGATGAAATTCCAGATTATTATACTCGTTTGAAAAGGATGGAGTCTGATGCTAAAAAGCATCATAAAAAGTTCAAGGATGTAAAAGAAGCATTAGATGGAAAAACTCCAAGAGATCCCGATTATTCTTTAAAAGATTGGTTTAAGGGGTGGGTTCAAACTGGTGGAAAATATGATGGTAAACCTTGTGCTCGTCAACCAGGACAAACAACTAAACCATATTGCAGAGATGCTGATGTTCGTGCTTCTATGAGTAAAGATGAAAGGAATAAAAGAGCTGCTAAAAAACGTAAAGAAGATCCAAATCCAGATAGATCGGGAGATGCAAAAATTGTGACACAGGAAGAATACATTCAAGAAAAAAAAGGTGAAAAAGATGCTTGTTATCATAAAGTAAAAAGTAGGTATAAAATTTGGCCCAGTGCGTATGCATCTGGAGCATTGGTCAAATGTCGTGAAGTTGGTGCTTCCAATTGGGGAACTAAATCAGAGGATGTTGGTGATTCATCATTGGCAGACTTAGATTCTCCAGTTCATATGCCTCCAATTCATGGAGTGCATGTTGATTATGAAAAGAGGTATTGTTCAAAGTGTCAAAAAGAAGAATTGAGAAGTGAGTGCAAATATGGACCAAAATACTGGGATATCTATTCTATTCCTACCAAATTAAAAGATATGGTTAAAACAGAAGAAAAAGACCACGAGTATTCAATGGCAAGATCAGAACTATCTACTATTGATAATGCAGTAAAAAGATTAAGAAAAAGATTAAAAGGTGAGGGTAATATTGAGGCATGGGTACAATCAAAAATTACCAAAGCAGCAGATTATATTGATACTGCAGCAGATTATATGGAAAGTGGTGAGCATGATGTTGATGAAGGTGTAAGTTTTGATGTAACACACACTTCAGCAGATGTAAGAAAATCACAAAGAGCAAAGAAAATTGCAAACCTAGCACAGAGGGGTGTGGGTGGTGAAAAGTCTACTGCTGCTCGTATGTCGGGGGTATCCCTACCATCAATTAAAAAAGAAGAAAAACTTGTTGATAAGATTGTAGATGAAATGAAGTGTTGGCCTGGATACAAAAAGAAGGGAACTCAAAAACTTTTTGGTAAGAAGTATAATCGTTGTGTAAAAGCAGAGGATGTGTCCCTTGAAGATGTAAATGGAAATACTTTTGCAGAAGTAGTTGATTTAATCAAACCAGAACCAATTAAGGGATTTAAGTCACAAGTTGACGAAGCAACCAGAATGCAAGCACAAACTGGCAATGTGATTATGGTTACTCTTATGTGGAGAGGTAAGTATTATTCACTTAAGATGTTTTTCCCTCAAGTTAAACTTCCAACACGTCAAGATATTAATGATGAGTTGCAAAAAGTTTATCCGGGTTCAAAAGTAGTTTATCATTCAGTTTCCGAAATTCAACCAGGACAACCTCTTATTCAAGTATGTGGACCTCAAGGTGGTAGTTCTGCAAAACCAGGACCTAATAGAAATTATGTAAAACCTATGGGAGAAGAAGTTGAAATTGATGAATCAGTTAGATTGGATAAATCAAAAATGAAGTGTAATAAACCAAAAGCACAAGCAGTAGGAGATTCTCTTACAGGAAAATCACATGTTGTTAAGGCATGTTCTGGAGGAGAGGAGAAGATTATTCGTTTTGGACAAAGAGGAGTAAAAGGTTCTCCCAAAAAGAAAGGTGAATCTAAAGCATATGCAATGCGTCGTCATAAGTTTAAAACAAGACACGCAGAGAATATTGCTAAAGGTCCAATGTCCGCAGCTTATTGGGCAAATAAAGTTAAGTGGTAAAAGTTTATGCTTTAGTAATGGATTATAATCATCAAACTGGAAAATTTAGAGCAAGCAATTTTATACTTAAAAAATACAGGTTAATTTATTATGTCAAATGATGTATATCTTGGAAATCCGTTACTAAAAAGAGCAAATACTCCCATTGAGTTTACGCAAGAACAAATTATTGAATTTGTGAAGTGTAAAGATGATCCGGTTTATTTTGCAAATAATTATGTAAAAATTGTAACTCTGGATCATGGTCTCCAGACATTTAAACCATATCATTTCCAAGAAAAGTTAATCAACAACTTCCACAAGCACAGATTTAATATCTGCAAGATGCCTCGTCAGACAGGTAAATCTACAACTGTGGTTTCTTTTCTTTTACACTATGCAGTTTTCAATGATAATGTAAATATTGGTATTCTTGCAAACAAAGCAGCAACCGCAAGAGAACTTTTAGACAGATTACAAACTGCATATGAGAATCTTCCCAAATGGATGCAACAGGGTATCGTATCTTGGAACAAAGGTTCTCTTGAACTTGAGAACGGAAGTAAGATCTTGGCTGCTTCTACTTCTGCTTCTGCAGTTCGTGGTATGTCATTCAATATTCTATTTTTGGACGAATTTGCGTTCGTACCTAACCACATTGCAGATTCTTTCTTTGCTTCAGTATATCCAACAATCACTTCAGGTAAAAACACAAAGGTAATTATTGTATCTACTCCACATGGTATGAATCACTTCTACCGCATGTGGCATGATGCGGAGAAGGGTAAAAATGAATATGTATTCACTGATGTTCACTGGAGTGAAGTTCCAGGTCGTGATGAGGAGTGGAAAAAACAAACAATCTCAAACACTTCAGAACAACAGTTCAAGGTTGAGTTTGAATGCGAATTCTTAGGATCAGTTGATACTTTGATTGCACCATCAAAACTTAGAGCACTTGTTTACGATAATCCTAAGATCAGCAGTGGTGGTTTAGATGTTTATGAGGATCCAATTGAGAATCATGATTACTTAGCTACTGTTGACGTTGCAAGAGGGGTTGGTAACGATTATTCTGCGTTCACTGTAGTTGATATAACAACCTTTCCGCATAAAGTAGTTGCAAAGTATAGAAATAATGAAATTAAACCAATGCTTTTTCCAAGTATTATTGTAGACGTTGTAAAAAACTACAATAATGCCTATATTTTGTGCGAAGTAAATGATGTTGGTGATCAGGTAGCATCAATTATACATTATGATCTTGAGTATAACAATCTTTTGATGTGCTCTATGAGAGGTAGAGCAGGTCAAATTGTTGGTCAAGGATTTTCTGGAAAGAAAACTCAGTTGGGAGTAAAGATGTCCAAAACTGTTAAAAAAGTTGGATGTCTTAATCTTAAAACGATGATTGAAGAGAATAAACTTATTTTCAATGATTATGATATTATGAGTGAGTTAACAACGTTCATTCAAAAGCACAATTCATTTGAGGCAGAAGAAGGTTGCAACGATGACCTTGCAATGTGCTTGGTAATTTATGCATGGTTAGTTGCTCAAGATTATTTTAAAGAGCTTACAGACCAAGATGTAAGAAAGAAATTATATGAAGAACAAAAAAATCAAATTGAACAAGATATGTCTCCATTTGGGTTTATTAACGATGGATTGGATGATAATAGTTTTGTAGATAACAGTGGAGATAGATGGTATACTGATGAATATGGAGATCGTGCTTATATGTGGGAGTACTTGTCCTAATGGATTTAGATAAACAAATACTGCTAGGTCATTTATTACTTACAGATAGAAGATGTAGAACTTGTGGAGAAGTTAAAAATTTAATAGATGGATTTTATAGGACTCGCAAAGATAGGGGTCCGGTTTCTTCATCATATTCATATGAGTGTAAAGAATGTTCTATACATAGAGTAAAAAATAATAAAAATAGTCGTACTTACTATGTTTGTTGGGAATATCCAGATTGGTAGTGTTCACGTCACGTTTTCTCCGCTTAAAATAATATTTTAATAAATATTTTTAGTAAAACTGAGATTTACGGAGAAAAAAATGGCGACTCCTCAATTATCTCCTGGAGTACTAATCAGAGAGGTTGATTTAACTGTAGGAAGAGCTGAAAATGTTCTTGACAACATCGGTGCTATTGCCGGACCCTTTACAAAAGGTCCAGTAGATGAGGTCGTTGATATTACGACCGAACAAGAACTAATTAATGTATTTGGCAAACCAATCTCTACAGATAGTCAGTATGAGTATTGGATGAGTGCTTCCTCATTCCTATCTTATGGTGGTATTCTTAAGGTTGTAAGAACTTCAGGCACAACTTTAAATAATTCCAATGCAGGTTTTAATACCACCGCAAATACAAGCCTTAAAATTGACAATTTTGAAGATTATAACGATAATCACTCTTCAGATAGTGTAACCTTTGCATATGCTGCAAAAAATCCAGGTAACTGGGCAAATGATCTAAAAGTTTGTGTAATTGATGATAAAGCTGACCAAACTATTGGAATTGCAACCACAAATCCAAGTGCTCTAGGAGCAGTCATTGGATATGGAGTTACAACAACGTTAAGTGCAGTAACAATTGCCAAGAATGATGGAACTACAGAAACATTTACTGGTTATTTAAAAGGTATAATTACTGGAGTCACCACATCAGCATCTGGTTCAAGTTCCATTGATGTAAAAATTCTTTCAAGAGTTGCATCAAATGGAACTGTTACACCAATTTCATATGCCGAAGGAAATGCTGGATATAGTTTTGAAGCTTCGGATACTATAACATTTATCAACAATTCCGGCATTACAACTGGTACTACTGCATCAGTTAGTACAATTCTTGACTGGTACGATCAACAAACACTTGGACTAACTAATTCAACTGTTTACTGGAAGTCTTTAGCACCAAAACCAGTTTCTACAAGTTATTCACTTGATAGAAGTGGAAAGAATGATGCTATTCACGTTGTTGTTATTGATGACAAGGGTTCTGTAACTGGAATTCAAGGAAATCTCCTCGAAAAGCATCTGTTCCTTTCCAAAGCTGCAGATTCAGTATCGGCCGTAAATTCTTCACAAAAGAATTTTTGGAAGAATTATCTTGCAATCTATTCGCAGTATGTATATGCTGGAGCAAATCCTTCAGACCAAATTGACACTCAAAATGCAACTGCTCCAGTAGCAACAGCGTTTACAACAGCATCGGGATGGGCAGGCATTTCTACAGCATCTGGAATTTGGAACCAAGACGCACAAGGGGTTACCTTCAATGCAATTGGTAACGTAACTTATACATTAACAGCAGGTAAGAACTATTCTGCTGGCAATGGGATGACAGCTGCACTTTCTGATCTTATCAGTTCTTATACTCTATTCTCAAACAAAGATGAAGTTGCGGTAGATTACTTGATTATGGGTCCTGGTTTAGGAGAAGAACCACAGTCTCAAGCAAAAGCAAATCACCTTATTTCTATTGCGAATGAAAGAAAAGACTGTGTTGCTGTAATTTCACCACATAGATCTAATGTTATCGGAGATTTGACTGCGGCAACTCAAACAACAAACGTTGTTAGATTCTTCAGTTCACTACAGTCTTCTTCTTATGCAGTATTTGATAGTGGATATAAGTATACCTATGATAGATTCAATAATACCTTCAGATACATTCCTTGCAACCCAGATGTTGCAGGTCTGATGGTTAGAACTTCTATTGTCGCATATCCTTGGTTCTCTCCTGCTGGTCAACAAAGAGGCATTTTAAATAATGCTGTCAAACTTGCATACAATCCAAGCAAGGCACAAAGGGATCAACTTTATGCACAAAGAATCAATTCTGTTGTAAATCAACCAGGAATTGGTATTCTTCTCTTTGGAGATAAAACTGCTCTCGGTTATGCTTCAGCATTTGATAGAATTAATGTTCGTCGTCTTTTCCTCACCGTTGAGCAAGCATTAGAGAAAGCTGCACAAGCACAACTCTTTGAACTCAATGACGAGATCACAAGAGCAAACTTTGTAAACATTGTAGAGCCTTATTTGAGAGATGTTCAGGCAAAACGTGGTCTATATGACTTCCTAGTTGTCTGTGACACTACAAATAATACTCCTGATGTTATTGATAATAATGAATTTAGAGCTAACATCTTCCTGAAGCCAACTAAATCAATCAACTATGTAACTCTGACTTTCGTTGCTACACGTACTGGAGTCAGTTTTGAAGAAGTTGCTGGTAGAGTTTAATTTAATTAGTTAATTAACAAAAGGAGGACCCTAAAAATGGCAAACTTAAGAACTATCACTCAGTTTAAATCAGCACTTCAAGGTGGTGGAGCCAGACCCAATCTATTTGAAGTAAGAATGCCTACTTTACCAACAGCAGCTGTTGGTGCTGATTGGGATGCAACTAATTTCGAATTCCTTTGCAAGGCAGCAGCTCTACCAGCATCAAATATTGCAGCAATTGATGTTCCATTCAGAGGACGTATTTTAAAAGTTGCTGGTGATCGCACATTTGATACTTGGACAGTAACAGTTATTAACGATGAAGACTTTAAGATCAGAAGTGCTTTTGAAAATTGGATGAATGGTATCAGCAAACTTGATAACAATACTGGTGCAACTGAACCCCTTCAGTATATGACCGACGCCGAAGTATTCCAACTTGGCAGAGGTTATGATAAGGGAAGATTTAGTGACACCAATAATGGCGGAACTGCTGCTGGCGGAACTGCAACTCCATTGAAGTCATACAAGTTCTATAGCATTTTCCCAACCAATATTTCCGCAATTGATCTTTCATATGATACATCAGACACTATTGAAGAATTCACCGTAGAGTTCCAAGTTCAGTACTGGACTGCTGGTGAGACTACCGACCAAACTGGTATCGTATTAACCTAATATTTAACCTTAATAAATAGTCAAAACGACTATTGTATAAGGTTAAAAATAAATTATGGCAAAACTTTTTGGTTTTTCAATTGAAGATAACGAACCATTATCACCAAATGTTGTTTCCCCCGTTCCTCCCAATAAAGAGGACGGGGTTGACCATTATTTGAGTAGTGGTTTTTTTGGTTCGTATGTAGATATTGAAGGTGTTTATAGAACAGAATTTGATCTTATTAAAAGATACAGAGAAATGGCACTTCATCCGGAATGTGATAGTGCTATTGAAGATATTGTTAACGAAGCAATTGTAGCAGACACTAACGACAGTCCTGTTCAAATTGATTTGGACAATCTAAATGCTAGTGATGGTATTAAAAAGAAAATCAGACAAGAATTTAAACATATTTTAGAATTATTAGATTTTGATAAGAAGGCACACGAAATCTATAGAAATTGGTATGTTGATGGTAGACTTTATTACCATAAATTAATTGATCTCAAAAATCCTGAGGCAGGAATCCAGGAATTGAGGTATATTGACGCAATGAAAATGCGTTATGTGCGTCAAGGAAAGAAAAAAGACGCAAACAAATATAACGTTTCAAATAGAATGGTTGATAATCCTATGGATTATGACTTTCCTGAGATTGAAGAATATTTCATCTATGAACCAAAAATGACCTACCCAACAGGAACACCTGCTCCTGGAACGATGGGTGGTTCAAACTCCGGGATCCGAATGACTAAGGATTCTATCACATATTGCACTTCAGGTCTCGTAGATAGAAATAAAGGATCAACTCTTTCTTATCTCCATAAAGCAATTAAATCTCTCAATCAACTTCGTATGATTGAGGATTCACTCGTAATTTACAGATTGTCTCGTGCTCCAGAACGTAGAATTTTCTACATTGATGTAGGTAATCTACCAAAAGTAAAAGCAGAACAATATCTTCGTGATGTTATGATGCGTTATCGCAATAAACTTGTATATGATGCAAACACTGGTGAAATCCGTGATGATCGTAAGTTTATGGCAATGCTTGAAGACTTTTGGCTTCCAAGAAGAGAAGGTGGTAGAGGAACTGAGATCTCCACACTTCCTGGTGGTCAGAATCTTGGAGAAATTACTGATATTGAATACTTCAAGAAGAAACTGTATCGTTCTCTAAACGTTCCTCCCTCAAGAATGGATGGAGAAGGTGGTTTTAATCTTGGACGTTCATCGGAAATTCTTCGTGATGAAGTTAAGTTCAGCAAGTTTGTTGCAAGATTGAGAAAGAGATTTTCATATATGTTTAGTGATATGTTGAGAACGCAATTGATTCTCAAGAACATTATCACTCCAGAAGATTGGCAGCAAATGGATGAGCATATTCAATATGATTTCCTATATGACAACCACTTTGCAGAACTAAAAGATGCAGAGTTGCTAAATGAAAGATTGTCAATGGTACAAATTGCAGAACCTTATGTTGGAAAATATTTCTCTCAAGATTATGTAAGACGTAAAATTCTTCGTCAAACCGATATTGAAATAATTGAGCAGGATGCAATTATTAAAAAAGAAATTAAAGATGGGGTTATTCCAGATCCAAGCATTCCTATTGATCCTGCAACTGGTTTACCTCTAGATCAAACTTCTCAAATGGATCTTGGTCAACCAGTAATGGAACCGGATCTGGGAGCAGACAATAAAGCAACTCAAATAAATGCAAAAGCAGCTGAGATGCCCAAAGGTGGTGAAATATAAATAAAGACGATTATTAATTTATTTTGCACTTATGGACGATTTACTGGATATGATTGCTACTGACGAATCACCTTCTCAAATTAGTGATAAAATCAAAGAACTTTTATTTGCAAAAGCATCTGAAAAGATTGATGATTTTCGTCCTGCAGTAGCAATGGATATGTTTGGACAAATTAATCAAGAAGAGGAATGAAATGAAATCTTATAAGCAATTTATTTCCGAATCGGTTAATATTGCTGGCGATTTCACGGGAAATCTTTATATCAACTCACAATCAGAACAACCACAGCAAGTTGGTGAAGAATATGTTGCTGATGTAATGTGGAATGGAAGTCTATATCGTTTAGAATTAGTTACTAAAACTGGAATTCCATCGACAAGAGAACTTGGTGAACAACTTCAGTCTGATTACCCTGGAGCAGTTGTTCATCAAATCTATCCAGTTACAGAAAAGAATTTAAATATCAAAAACGCACAGAGATACCACCCATCCAAGTTAGAATGGATTGATTGATAAATGGCTCAGTGGAATATAACTACACAAGATTATTTAAATCAAGAAAGAAGTTTATTTGAAGTTGTTGGCGTTGCTTCCAGTGATGGACAAATTATTAGTGCCCAAAATCCTTTTCCAGTTACAGGAACGGTTGGAATATCATCAGAAACTATTGTAACAATCAACGCAGATACAAATTCAGTAGATGCTTTTGGAAGACAAAGAGTTTCTGAACCTTTTACTCTTGGAGATTATAAACATCTTTATGCAATTGATCCAAACTTTTTAGACAGTTATTCTGGTGCTGGTTCTACAGTTTCATTTTTATCAAATCAAGCGTGTGCAAGACTAATCACTGGAATTGGTTCTACTGCATATTCAGTTCATCAAACAAAATTTTATCATCATTATCAACCAGGAAAATCTCAACTAATTTTTAGTTCTTTTAATTTTTATGCACCTCAAAAAAATGCAACAAAAAGAACTGGATACTTTGATGATAGAGATGGAATATTTTTTGAACAGGTTGGCATAAACACATCAGATGGTGTACATGCTGGTATAGGAACTTACAACTGGGTTATAAGAAGTTATGTGAGTGGAATTGCATCAGAAACAAGAATTCCACAATCTGAATGGAACAGAGATAAATTTAATGGAACTGGTGCATCTGGAATAACTTTAGATTTCACAAAAACTCAACTTGCATTTATTGATTTTCAATGGTTAGGTGTGGGTAGAGTTCGTTGTGGGTTTGCTCATGATGGACAATTAGTAACAGCACATGAGTTTTTCCATTCAAATAATTTACCTACAGTATATCTTGCAAATCCCAATCTTCCAGTTCGTTGTGAGATAAGAAATACTGGAGTGGGTATTGGCGCATCATTTGACCAAATTTGTGCTTCCGTAATGTCTGAAGGTGGATATGTAGAAAGTGGAATTGATTTTTCTCAAACTATGCTTACCACAAGAACAACTCCAACTCCAGCAGGAACAGAGTTTCCTTTGATTGCTATTAGATTAAAAAATAGTTTTCAAGGATATCCAAATAGATTATCAGTTAGGTTGAATAACTTATCAATACATTGTGAAACAAATAGCATTGTATATAGAGTTGTAAAACTTCCAAGTTCTGCATACATAGGCAATGCAGGATCTTTAACTTGGACTTCTACAGCAAACAATAGTGGTGTTGAATATTGTGTAGATGCTACAACTTATTCTGATGGTGATGAGTTTGCATCAGGATTTGTTCCTTCTGGTGCATCTCAAAACTCACTTTCTCCTGTTGCATCAGGAACATTAAGTTCTGCAAAGAAAAATATTATAGTTCAGAATATTGATTCCACAAACTCTGAAATTTACGCAATTATTGTGAGAACAATTACAACTACTGGTAATGCAGTAGCAAACGTTGCATGTTCTGTGCAATGGAGAGAGATTTATTAATTTAATAAATAACTAAAAGTGTATTATACGAATAATGGCTCATAGACCAGTTGGAACTGGATCCTCTGTTGCATTTACTGCAGGAGCTGCATCCACATCATCCTCATTTTCAGTTCAATCAAGTGTTTTGAGAGTGGTTGCTGTCGGAGGCGCTGCTCATATTGCAGTTGGAGCAACTCCTTCAGCAACTATTGCTGATTATTATGTTCCTGCAAATGGGACAGCAACTCTTGCACTTACTAAAGCATCAAATCGTGTTGTAGGTGTTACGACTGGAACAACAACTATAGTTACTGTTCCAGAAGGAACTCAAGTTCCATTTGGTGTTGGAGATTATGTTTCTTTAACTGTGTCTGGTCAATCTTATTATAATTTTACTCATCAACAAGTTTTATCAGTTAATACAACATCGGGAGTAGGTGGTTATTTTCAAACCAGAATGACAGTCAATTACAATTCAACCGGAATTGCTACCGCATTTTCTTCTGCGGATGCACACGTTATTAACTCAAACAAAGTTTCTGCATATGGTGTAGGATCTGGATCTGTTTATTACCAACAAGTTCAAATTACAGGAGACGCATGATGAAACTCATCACAGAAGAAATTGAATCAGTAGAAGTTATTACTGAGGAAAAAAACGGTAAAAAAACTCTATACATTCAAGGACCATTCCTTCAAACCGAACAAAAAAATCGTAATAATAGAGTATATCGTAAATCTATAATGGAACGTGAGGTAAAAAGATATACAGAACAATATATTTGCAAAGGTCGTGCTTTAGGTGAACTTGGGCACCCAGATGGTCCAACTGTAAATCTTGATAGGGTTTCCCATATGATTGTTTCCCTTGAACAACGTGGAAATGATTTTATTGGTAAAGCACAAATTCTTTCTACACCTATGGGTAAGATTGCGGAGTCACTTCTCAAAGAAGGAGTAACTCTTGGAGTTTCTTCTCGTGGTCTTGGTTCTACGAGACAACATCCAGATGGATATGTGGAAGTTGGTGAAGATTTTATGCTTGCAACTGCTGCCGATATTGTTGCTGATCCTTCTGCACCTGATGCTTTTGTTCAGGGAATTATGGAAGGAAAGGAATGGTGCTGGGAAGGTGGAATGCTAAGAGAAAAAGTAGCAGAAAACACCAAACACAAAATAAATACATTTGTTGATCAAGGTATACTTGAAGAATATAAACTATCACTTTTCAATGAGTTTTTAAATTCATTGTAAATTATTAAATTATAAATAAATATAGTTTATAACGTAAGGTTAAACGGAGAGTTCAAATGTCTCGTGGAGATTTACAAGAAATGGAAGTAGGCACTAAGCAATCCAGAACCGCTGTGAATGCAAATGCAAAAGCAGCGGACGCAATGCCAAAATTAGCAGCAGGTGCTGTTGCAGGTCAGACTGGTAGCTGGGAAGATTTAGGTGGTCCAGATCCTTCTAACTATCGCCCAGATGATGATTCAGCAAAACTGAAAACACCCGGATCAACACTTAAGGCAGTTAAGAATGTTGTGAATAAAGGTGCTAGTGCAGCAATGCCAATGCAGAGTCTTGCTTCTGGTGCTGTAAAAGAAGATGAAGATCTTGAATATGATGAAGACGAAGAACTTCTAGAAGCTAAGGAAGAAGAGGAGGAAGAGGAAGAAGAGGAAGAAGGAGGCAAAAAGAAAAAGTCTGATAAGGAAGAAGAGGAAGAAGAAGAGGAAATGGAGGAAGAGTTTAGCATTGAGGAAGATGTTAATGCTCTTCTAGAGGGTGAGAATCTTTCTGAGGAATTCCAAGAGAAGGCACGTACCATCTTTGAAGCTGCTCTTCGTTCCAAAGTTTCTCAAATTCAAGAAACAATTGAAGAGCAGTATGCTCTTGCTCTTGCAGAAGAAGTTGAAGAAATTAAGACCGAACTTTCCGAAAGAGTAGATTCATATCTTGAGTATGTTGCCGACGAGTGGATGCAAGAAAATGCACTCGTCATTGAACAAGGTCTTAAGACCGAAATGACCGAATCATTCCTTCAAGGAATGAGAGGTCTTTTTGAAGAACATTATGTATCAATCCCTGAAGATAAATATGATGTGCTTGAGAGCATGGTAGAAAAACTTGATGAAATGGAGACAAAACTCAACGAGCAGATCGAGAAAAATGTTTCCCTAAACAAGCGTCTCGCAGAGTCGGTTGCTGATGGAATCTTTGAACAGGTCTCTGAGGGCCTTGCTGCTACTCAGAAAGACAAGCTCGCTTCACTTGCCGAGAGTGTTGAGTTTGAAAGTGAAGAAGAATATCGTGAAAAACTGGAGACTTTGAAGGAATCATATTTCCCTTCAAGAGTAGTATCTCCTTCAACTAAATCTGATACTCTTTCTGAGGGAGTAAGCATTGCACATGAGTCATACTCACCAGCAATGTCTGCTTATCTTAAGAGCCTCTCAGCATTTAGTAAATAATTGAATTTAATATAATTCAAACCCAAAAAACGCACTTTAGTAAAAAGGTAAACGCAAATGTTCCATTCCGAGCATCTGCAGGAAAAGTGGGCACCTCTACTTGACTATCAGGGCATTGACCCTATCAAAGATTCTCATCGTAGAGCTGTAACCGCAGTCCTGCTAGAAAACCAAGAAAGATTTTTAAGAGAGCAATCCTCATTTGAGCATGGCTCAATGGGTATGCTTATGGAAACCCCAACCAACGCAGGTAATGCTGCTGGTGCTTCAGGTGGTTTCTCAGGTAGTGCAGCTGCTGCAGGTCCTACCGCAGGTTTTGACCCAGTACTGATTTCACTTATTCGTCGTTCAATGCCTAACCTGGTCGCATATGACCTGGCTGGCGTTCAACCAATGAGTGGTCCTACTGGACTTATCTTCGCAATGCGTTCACGTTACACCAACCAGAGTGGTACTGAAACCTTCTACAATGAAGTAGATACTGCATTCTCAGGTCAGGATTCATCCTTTGGACTTGCTGGTTTTGGTAGCACTGCTGCTGGTATCGGTACTACAACTCAGGCTGGAACTAATCCATCAGTTCTAAACCCTGTTGGTGGTGCTGGCGATCAGACCGCATATAACGTTGGTCAGGGTATGGTAACTGGAGATTCTGAGAATCTCGGTGCTTCCGGCCATGACTTTAACCAGATGGCATTCTCAATTGAGAAGGTCACTGTAACTGCAAAGTCAAGAGCACTCAAGGCTGAGTACAGCTTAGAACTCGCACAAGACCTAAAAGCAATTCATGGTCTGAATGCAGAGGCTGAGCTTGCTAACATCCTCAGCTCTGAGATTCTTGCTGAAATCAACCGTGAGGTCATCAGAACCATCTACAAGGTTGCTGAGCAAGGTGCTGTTCAAAACGTAGCAACTCCTGGAATCTTTGACCTTGATGTTGACTCTAACGGTCGTTGGTCAGTTGAGAAGTTCAAGGGTCTACTCTTCCAAATTGAGAGAGATGCAAACGCAATTGCACAAAGAACTCGTAGAGGAAAGGGTAACATCATCATGTGCTCTGCTGACGTTGCTTCAGCACTGACCATGGCTGGTGTTCTAGATTACACCCCTGCACTCAATGCAAACCTTCAGGTAGATGATACCGGCAATACCTTTGCTGGTACTCTAATGGGCAAGTATCGTGTATACATTGACCCATATGCTGCAAACCTCACCGCAGGTAATGCAACTCCTGGTAACCAGTACTACGTTGTTGGTTATAAGGGTTCCAGCCCATATGATGCTGGTCTCTTCTATTGCCCATACGTTCCTCTCCAAATGGTACGTGCCGTTGGTGAGAACACCTTCCAGCCCAAGATCGGCTTTAAGACCCGTTATGGTCTCGTTGCAAACCCATTTGCAGAGGGAACCACTCAGGGTCTTGGTGCTCTCAAAGTTGACAGCAACCGTTACTACAGAAGAGTTGCAGTTAAGAACCTTATGTGATCTATTTCACATAAAATTTTCAAGAGGGTCTTCGGACCCTCTTTTTTTATCTAAATATTTAAAAAAAAGATGACTAGAGGACAGATAGATAATAGAAACTTTTTATCCCCAACAGGATTTAAGTTTACTCTCTCAAGAGAACCTAAAGTTGCATTCTTTTGCAATCAAGCAAATATTCCTGATTTAAACCTAGGTGTTGCTTTGCAACCATCTTATTTAAAACCATTACCAAATCCTGGTGAAATCATTGAATTTGGAGATTTGACTATAAGATTTTTGGTTGATGAAAATCTTGAAAATTATATGTGCATTCAAAATTGGATTCGTGGATTAGGATTCCCAGAAGTACTAACACAATATAGTGATCTTGAAAGAAGAGGATTCATTCAAGGTAATTATGCAAACGATAAGGAAAATATTTATTCTGACGGAACATTACAAGTTTTAACAAGTAGTCAAATACCAAATTTTCAAGTTGTTTTTAGAGATTTATTTCCTTATACTCTCTCTACGTTAACATTTGATGCAACAGATACCGATATTAATTACTTTACAGCAGACGTAAGTTTCAAGTATACTATTTACGATATAGTTGATTTAACTGGAAAACCATTATGAGTATTGATTTGGATACAATCCAAAAAATGTGGGAGCAAGATTCCAAAATGGACATGGATAATCTTCACACAGAATCTTTAAATATTCCAATGCTTCATGCAAAATATTATGATCTTTATAATACTATCAATCTTTTAAAAAAGAAAGCAGAGCAACAAAGAAAAAAGATCAGACATGAAAGATACGAATATTTTACAGGTAAAGCAGATCCAGACGTTTATTTAGAAAATCCATTTCCAAAGAAAATCCGTGATAAAGAAACTCTACAAGGATATTTGGATTCTGATGAGAAGTTATCGCAAGTTGCATTAAAACTTGAATATTATGACACTCTTTTAAATTATATTGAAAGTATTCTAAAGATGATTCAAAATAGAACTTATCAGATTAAAAATGCAATTGAATTTATTCGTTTTCAATCTGGATTAGGGTAAATAAATACTCATAGCAATACAAATGCTATGAGTGACGTAATTATTGAAAAGAAAAACGAAGTATTTTTAAAACTTCATTGTGAACCACACATTCTCTACGAACTTCAACCATATTTCACATTTGAAGTAGAATCTGCAAAATTTATGTCTCAGTATAGAAGTAGGCACTGGGACGGAAAGATTCGTTTACTCAGCACTCATACTGGAGAAATCTATGCAGGATTGCTTCCTAAAGTAATTGATAAACTAAGCAATCACAATTACAAATATGAGTTTAAAGAAAATAAATTTTATGGTCAACCATTTGAGGTGAATGAGAACATCTCATACGAAGGTGTTAAAGATTATATGCAATCTATTTGTGCTCATTCTCCAAGAGATTATCAAATAGAGGGAGTATATGATGCCCTACGACATAATCGAAAGTTATTGATAAGTCCCACTGCGTCAGGAAAAAGTCTGATGATTTACGCCCTCGTGCGGTATTATGTGGATAAAGGGCAAAAAATTCTTTTAGTTGTTCCAACGACATCTCTTGTAGAGCAGATATACAAGGATTTCCAGGATTATGGTTGGGATGCTGAGTCATATTGTCACCGCATTTATTCGGGTAGAGAAAAAACAAATGAACATCCAGTCACAATTACTACTTGGCAATCTGTATACAAGTTAGAACGTTCATTTTTTGAAGGATATGATTGCATTATAGGTGATGAAGCACATTTATTCAAGAGCAAATCACTTGTAGATATTATGACAAAACTTCATCATACAAAATATAGATTTGGATTTACAGGAACTCTTGACGGAACTCAAACGCATAAGTGGGTTTTAGAAGGTTTGTTTGGACCGTCATATAAAGTTACTAGAACCGACGAGTTAATGAGACAGGGACATTTATCTCAATTGGATATTAGATGTATTGTATTAAAACATTCCCCTCAAAAATTTGAAACTTATGAAGATGAAATTCAATATTTAATTTCTCATGAACAAAGAAATAAATTTATTACCAATCTTGCTTTAGATCTAAAAGGTAACACTCTAGTTCTTTTTAGTAGAGTAGAAGCACATGGAGCAATACTCTATGAAAAGATAAATAATACAAAGCAACAAAACCGTAAAGTATTTTTTGTACATGGTGGAGTTGATACTGAAGAAAGAGAATTGGTCAGAGAAATTACTGAAAGAGAAAATAATGCAATAATTGTTGCTTCTTATGGAACATTTTCTACAGGAATTAACATCAAAAATTTGCATAATGTAATATTTGCATCACCAAGTAAATCAAGAATTAGGAATTTACAATCAATTGGACGAGTATTAAGAAAAGGAAAAAATAAAACCAAAGCAGTTCTTTATGATATTGCTGATGACTGTACTTACAACTCAAGAAAAAATTATACTTTAAATCATTTAATTGAAAGAATTAAAATTTATAATGAAGAGAATTTTAATTACGAGATAATCACAATTCAACTTAAGAAAAATGGGAATTGAAGAAGATTTTTACGCAACACTTAAATTAAAATCAGGTGAAGAAATATTTGCTAAAATAGCAGCATCGGAAGAAGAAGATAGAACTTTTTTGATTGTTTCTAATCCCATCACTATTTCGGAAATAAAAAGTAGAAATGGAATATACGGATATAAAATGGAACCATGGTTAAAAACTACCACTGAAGATATGTTTATTTTAAACTTAGAAGATGTCATGACTTTATCCGAGTCATTTGATGTTGAGATGATATCAATGTATCAAACTTATTTAAGACAATCAAATAAAGAAAAAAATAATCAATCAAAGATAAGTCGTAGAATGGGATATATATCTAACGTTAATGATGCTAAAGAGATTTTAGAGAAGATCTTTAAAGGTAATTAAGTATATAATTAATCTTTAACCTCGACAAAGGTAATTATATCTGGATTTAAGGGGGTTGTCAACTATTTGATTTGATGGTATTATTGATACATAATAATGATAAAAACTTATGATAACCACGGCAGTCATGACCAAGAGAAAAAGGTCAGAGCATTACGTCAATAATAAAGAGTTTCTTGCTGCTCTAATTAGGTATCGTGAAGATAAAGAAATTGCAGAGATTCAAGGAAAACCAAAACCTCCTATTCCACGATATATTGGAGAGTGTTTTTTGAAGATCGCAAATCATCTCTCTTTTAAACCTAACTTTGTGAATTACATGTTTAAAGAAGACATGATTTCCGATGGCATTGAAAATTGTGTACAGTACATTCACAATTTCAATCCCGAGAAGTCTCAGAATCCTTTTGCATATTTTACTCAAATCATTCACTATGCATTTCTAAGACGTATTCAAAGAGAAAAACGTCAGATGGAAATCAAAAATAAAATTCTTGAAAAATCTGGATACTCTGAAGTATTTGAGGACAATTCCCTTGACGGATCCAACTATTCAGATTACAATAGTATTAAGGATAATATCCATTCTAAACTTCGTTACTGATGCGTATTGCTTTGATTAACGACACTCACTATGGTGCTCGTAAAGGTTCAAAACTATTTCATGATTATTTTGAACTCTTCTATAAGAATGTGTTCTTCCCGACGCTGGAACAGTACGGGATCACAACAGTTATTCACATGGGAGATGCTTTTGATAGTCGTAAATCAATTGACTATCAAAGTTTAGAGTGGGCAAAAAGAGTTGTATTTGATCCTCTCTCCAAATATGACGTTCATATGATTGTTGGTAATCATGATTCTTACTATAAGAATACAAATAATACCAATTCTCCACAACTTCTTCTTAAAGATTATCCAAATGTAAAAACATATTCAAGTCCAACAGAAATTAAAGTAGGAAATCTTGATATTCTACTTCTTCCTTGGATTTGTATGGATAATGAACAACAATCTTTGAAGATGATTCAAAAGACCAATGCAAAAGTTGCTATGGGTCATTTAGAACTTCAGGGATTTCGGGTGAATCGTTCTTTGGTTATGGATCATGGATTGGAAGCAGATATTTTTAAAAACTTCAAAAAGGTATTTTCTGGTCATTACCACACTCGTTCTAATAATGGAACTGTATTCTATACGGGAAATCCTTATGAGATTTACTGGACGGATGTAGGTGATACTCGTGGATTTACTATTTTTGATACTGAAACTCTAGAGCATGAACCAATAAACAATCCTTATAAAATGTTTTATAACATTTACTATGAGGACACTAACTATCAAACTTTTGATACAAGGGAATATGAAAACAAAATCGTAAAAGTTGTCGTTCGCAAAAAGTCAGACACAAAAAAGTTTGAAAAGTTTATTGATAAACTTTATTCTTCAAATATTGCCGAACTCAAAGTTGTAGAAAACTTTGAAATTCAAGAATCTGAAAATTTTGAAGCATTTGAATCTGAAGATACACTTTCTATCTTAAATAGATACGTAGAGGAATCTGAAGTAAATATTGATAAATCAATTATTCAAAAATTACTTCAAGAAGTTTATCAAGAGGCATGTGAACTAGTCTAAAATGTTTATTTTAACCATCAACGGAAGAGAAACAGAAGGAGCATATTCAGTTCAAAATGAAGATGGAGAACAAATTCTTTATCTTTTTGAAGAAGAGGATGATGCTATTCGTTTTGCAATGATGCTTGAGGAAGATGGTTATCCTGAGATGCATGTTCTTGAAATTGAAGATGAAGTTATGATAAAAACTTGCGAAATGCACGGATACGACTATACTGTTATTACTTCTGATGATATTGTAATCCCGCCAAATACTTATCATGATTTTATTTAAAAAAATCCGATGGAAAAATTTCTTAAGCACTGGAAATAGTTTCACCGAACTTGATCTTACTCAGCACTCTACAAATTTAATCATCGGTACAAATGGTGCGGGTAAGTCCACAGTTCTTGATGCTCTGTGCTTTTCTTTGTTTGGTAAACCATTTCGTAAGATTAATAAACCTCAATTAGCCAATACTGTAAACGAAAAAGATTGTAAAGTTGAAGTAGAATTTTCCATCGGAAAAACGGAATGGAAAGTGGTTCGTGGAATCAAGCCAGCAGTATTTGAAATTGAAAGAGATGGTAAAATTCTTGATCAATCTTCTGCTGCTCTTGATCAGCAAAAATGGTTGGAACAAAGTGTTCTTAAAATGAACTATAAGTCCTTTACTCAGATTGTAATTCTGGGATCAAGTACTTTTGTTCCCTTTATGCAACTTTCTGCAGCACATCGTAGAGAAGTGATTGAGGATCTTCTTGATATTAAGATCTTTTCTTCTATGAATGTCGTGATCAAGGAAAAAATTCGTTCCCTCAAAGAAGAAATCAAAACTTTAGAACTTAAGAAAGAATCACTTCTTGATAAAGTTAAAATGCAAAACAACTTTATTGAGGAGTTGGAAAATCGTGGGAAAGATAACATAAACAATAATAATCGGAAAATTTCCGATTTAATGCAAGAAGTTGAACGATATATGGGAGAAAACCTCCTCATTGAAGAGGATATTTTTAAACACACTGAGAGACAAGAACTTGTAACAGGTGCTGCAGAAAAACTTCGCAAGTTGGGTAATCTAAAAGGAAAGATTTCTCAGAAGGTATCGACAATTACTAAGGAGCATAAGTTTTTCACTGAGAATACGGTTTGTCCTACCTGCACACAAGAGATTGATGAGACCTTCAGGATAAATAGGATTAACGACGCTCAAGATAAAGCAAAGGAGTTGCAATCTGGTTATAAAGAACTAGAGGAGGCAATTAAAGAAGAAGAACTGCGAGAGCGTCAATTTACCATCCTATCTAAGGAGATTACAAAACTAACGAATGAAATTTCTCAAAACAATACTCGGATTTCCCTCAACCAGAGACAAATCAGAGATCTTGAAAATGAAATTCAAACTATTACCGAACAACTTAAAAACCGAAATACTGAACATCAGAAGTTAGAGGAATTTAAAAACAATCTCCAAATTGCATACGACGAACTAGCAGAAAAAAAGGACTCTATTAATTATTACGATTTTACGTATAGTTTACTTAAAGACGGTGGAGTAAAGACCAAAATCATTAAGAAGTATCTGCCACTGATAAATCAGCAAGTTAACCGTTATCTACAGATGATGGATTTCTATATTAACTTCACTCTTGATGAGGAATTTAACGAAACCGTCCAGTCTCCAATTCATGAAGATTTTTCTTATGCATCTTTTAGTGAAGGTGAAAAAATGAGAATTGACCTTGCACTTCTCTTCACTTGGCGTGAAGTTGCGAGGATGAAAAATTCCGTGAATACTAATCTATTAATTATGGACGAAGTATTTGATTCTTCACTTGATGGATTTGGAACAGAAGAATTTTTAAAAATTATTAAATATGTAATTAAGGATGCAAACGTATTTGTAATTTCTCATAAAACTGGACTTGATGATAGATTTGAAAACGTAATCAAATTTGAAAAAGTAAAAGGATTTAGTAGGATGGTTTCTTAAGTGGCACAAGACAAAGACTGGTTAGATCGTTTAGTTGATAGGATGAGTGACTGGTTTGATTCACTAACAGAGTACGATGAGACACAAAATCTGGGAGAGTGGTCGTACTCCATTTCGGAGGAACGACAAGGGGAAGAAGAAACCTCAAGCAATTAGACAAGCAAAAGCACGAAGACAAGCACTCAAGAAGCATCTCAAAAATAGAGATGCTTCTTTTTTATAAATATATAAAAAGTCTTTATAAAAATGGAAAGTAAGGAAATTCGAGGATTGATGGAAGCATATGTTTCAGTTTATGCTCCACAGCAAGAACTTAATGAAGAAGTTACAATTGCTGCTCATTATTTCTATGAAATGGGTTTGAACGAAGATGGTGTTGATATTTTAATTGAAGAACTTGGTGTAGAAGAATTTGCCGAGTTTGTTTATGATATTTCTGAAGAGTATGTTTTAGCAGAAGCAAGAGCAGGTGGTGCAAGAATTGAACCTGTAACTGCAAAAGGACAAAAGTTTAAATCTGGAAAACCAACTGGCAAATCTCTTGCTAGACTTCGTGCTCAAAAAGAAGCAAGAAAATCCGCAGAAGAAAAAGCATCCGCATCAAAACCATCTGGATTGAAGGCATCCCTACAAAGACAATCTGCAGTTGCTACTGCTGCAAAGAAACAACCAAAGAAACCAGGTATTTTTGATCGTGTTGTAAGTGCTGTTGATAGAGGAATTGCAAGACATAATGCTGCTATGGGTGAACTGCAGAAAATGAAAGCAGCAACTGCCGTAACTGCAGGTAAAGTTAAAAAAGCTGCTGGACAATTTAAAAAGGGTTTTACTGGTGAAGAAATAGAACTTCAGGGTTATGTTGCATCAAAGAAACTTGAAGAGGGCCATGATAGCAGAATGGGAAGAGGTGAAATGGGTGAACCAAAAGAAACTCAATACCCAAAAGTTGATAAGAAGCAGTATGATAAGGATATGGATTTCTGGAAATCAAGAATTAGAACAGCTACAGCTCAGTTTAGATTGAAGAAAAGGGGTAAAGTCCCTAAAAAGGGTGGTAAGGATATGTTTGAGCATATCCTAGAACACCTAGTTGCCGAAGGTTATGCGGATACAAATGAGGCAGCAATAGCTATTATGGCAAACATGAGTGAAGAATGGAAGCAGAGTATTGTTGAAGAAACCAAGAGAACAGAATATCTTCAAAAAAAATTTAATAAAGAAAATCAAAGAAAATCTGGTTCTGCTCATACTTACATTCCGGGAAAACAAAACACTGGACAAGCGTTAATAAAATCAAGAGAGTCTGAAAGACATATGCGTGGTGAGAATTGAGACCACTTTTCAAACTGTCCACATGGAGGTCGCAAGACCTCCTTTTTTTGTATAATAAGGTCATCCGAAACAAAACCAATGGCTGTCCGTCACGAAATCAAATCCCAACTTGCCAAACTTCTTGCCACTGAAGATCTTGTAGTTGAGCACAAGAAAGTGGAAACTGCCTGTTTTAATGTTCACACTAGGGTTTTGACTCTTCCTCTCTGGGAACGGGCAAGCAACACCGTATACGACCTTCTGGTGGGTCATGAGGTTGGACATGCACTGTTCACTCCCAATGAAGATTGGGAAGAAAAATATAAAGTTCCTCAACAATTTGTGAATGTTGTTGAGGATGCTCGTGTAGAAAAATTGATGAAACGCAAGTACATGGGACTTGCTAAAACATTCTTTAATGGTTATAAGGAACTAAAAGATCAGGACTTCTTTCAATTGGAAGGTGAAGATATTTCAAAACTGAATCTTGCTGATCGTGCAAATCTTTATTTTAAAATTGGGAACTTTCTTCCTTTGGATTTTAATCCTGAGGAAAAGGAAATCGTTGATCTGATTGCTGTAAGTGAAACTTTTGCTGATGTGATGATTGCGGCAGAAGAACTTTACAAATACTGTAAAAAAGAACAACAGCAGCAAAAACTTCCTGATCTTGATTCTCATCAAAAACAAGATAACGGAGCAAAAACACCTTCAACCGAAACTGTAGAAACTGAGTCTGAGCAAGAATCGGAAGAAAATAATAATTCTAGTCAATCTCAGCAAGAAAATACTACTCCTGGAAATGCTCAAGGAGAACAAGTTTCTGTAAGCAGTTCTGCTCCAGAAAAAGAACCTGAAATTCGCACTGCAGATTCTTTGGAAAATAAACTCCGTGATCTTGTGAATAACTCTGGATATGAAAACATTTACATTGAGATTCCTAAACTGAATCTTAATACTGTGATTGCTTCTAATACTGAAGTTCATAAAGAGATCAATAACTCTTTTAAAACTCAACAAAATTCTTATAACATCGTAAAACCAAACGATCCCAAAAATTTGTTTCAGGAATCTGATGAAGAATTTAGAAAGTTCAAACTATCTGCTCAGAAAGAAGTCAACTATCTTGTAAAGGAATTTGAGTGTCGTAAAGCAGCAGATCAGTATGCCCGTGCTTCTACTGCTCGCACTGGTGTTCTTGACACTGCCCGTCTACATTCTTATAAGTTTAGTGAAGACCTGTTCAAAAAAGTAACTATTCTTCCTGATGGTAAAAATCACGGACTGGTTTTTATTCTTGATTGGTCGGGTTCAATGCAAAACGTTCTTTTAGATACTTGCAAGCAACTCTTTAATCTTGTTTGGTTTTGTAAAAAAGTTTCTATTCCATTTGAAGTGTATGCATTTACTAATGAATGGCGTCGTTATCAGATTGATTATGAAACTGGTAAATACCTTCCTTCAGATAGAACTCCTCATTATGAAAGTAAAGAGCATGTATTTGACATTTCTGAAGATTTCAATCTAATGAATATTCTTACCAGTAAAGTTTCTGGAAATGAACTTGAAAAACAGTTGCTGAATATTTGGAGGATTGCTGATTGTTTCCGTAACACCTATGGATCTTCGTATACTTATCCCCCTCGTCTCTGTCTCTCTGGAACTCCTCTAAATGAAGCACTTGTATGCCTTCATCAGATTCTTCCAAAATTCCAGCAAGAGAATAAACTCCAAAAAGTTCAGTGCATTGTTCTTACTGATGGAGAAGCATCTCATCTTCCTTATACTGTTGAGGTCAAACGTGGTTGGGAAAAAGAACCTTATATGGGAACTCGCCACGTAAATCCAAATACTACAATTCTCCGTGATCGTAAACTTGGAACTACTTATAAGTTTGACTATGATGGATTTGGATATCATCATTTTACTGATGTTCTTCTAAAAAATCTTAAGGATAAGTTCTCATCTGTAAATTTCATTGGTATTCGTGTACTTGAACCTCGTCAAGCACAGAGTTTCATCAATCTTTATCACAAAGTATCTGACAAACAATATGGTCCCATACAAAATGACTGGAAAAAACTGAGGAGTTTTACAATTACTGGATCTGGGTATGATGCATACTTTGGTCTCTCATCTACTGCACTCTCTCAAGAATCGGAATTTGAGGTTGCAGAAACAGCAACCAAAGCACAAATTAAATCTGCATTTGTTAAGTCACTTAAGACCAAAAAACTAAATAAAAAAGTTCTTGGCGAGTTCATTTCTCTTGTTGCATAATCAACAGTGTGCCAGTTAAATCACTGGCACACCCCTTTGAGAAATGGCCCTCTTTTTGCCCTATAATAACTTCAGTTGAAACAAACCACTCACATCATGACTCGCATCCAAATGACCGACGATCAAATTCTTACCGACCTTAAAACCACTTTTGGTTCTGTAATTACTGCTGCAGACGTTCGTGGTTATTGTGCATCCAAAAATCTTTCTTATCCCACTGTTACCAAACGACTAGATTCTTTCAAAGTTGGTCGTGGTAAGTGGAATCTAGAAGTAACTCAACAAAAAGTTCAGGAAATGGAACGTTCATTTAGTAATGTTTCTGTTCTTCCTGAAGTTCATCAAAATCTTATTCCCGATAAAGATGATACCTTCGTCAAGTTTGGTAACTTTAACGATATTAAAAAAATTATTCAGTCCCGTCTTTTCTATCCTACGTTTATTACGGGTCTTTCGGGTAATGGTAAAACGTTCAGTGTGGAGCAAGCATGTGCTCAACTCAATCGTGAACTAATCCGTGTCAACATCACCATTGAGACCGACGAGGATGACCTGATTGGTGGTTTCCGTCTTGTCAACGGTGAGACTGCTTGGCATAACGGTCCCGTAATTGAAGCACTTGAACGTGGAGCAATCCTTCTTCTGGATGAAATTGACCTTGCCTCCAACAAAATCCTCTGTCTGCAATCTGTTCTGGAAGGAAAGGGGGTCTTCCTGAAGAAAATTGGTAAGTTTGTCAAACCTGCTGCTGGGTTTAACGTGATTGCGACTGCAAATACTAAAGGTAAGGGTTCTGATGATGGCCGTTTTATCGGCACCAATGTTTTGAATGAAGCATTCCTGGAACGATTCCCTGTTACCTTTGAACAGTCCTATCCTGCTCCCACAACCGAGCAGAAGATCCTTGAAGGTATTGCTCTAGATCTTGGAGTGGAAGATCGTGACTTTTGCAAGCGTCTGGTGGATTGGGCAGATATCATTCGTAAAACTTTCTATGATGGTGGTATTGAAGAAATCATCAGTACCCGTCGTTTGGTTCATATTGTCCGTGCTTATAGTATTTTTGATAACAAAGCAAAGGCAATTGATGTATGTACTGCACGATTTGATGATGAAACTAAGCAGGCATTCCTTGAACTCTATGATAAGGTTGATGCTGACTTCCAAATGCCTACTGATGGTGAACATGTAACTTTTGACCTTGACCAACAACCCCAATCCTGATATAATTTAAAAAGGTAAAAAGTGCCTTCCTTTATGATTGAACAAACTTTTACTATTACTATGAACGAAACAACTAATCATCTTTGGAAATATAATGAGGATAAAATCCTTAAGGATATTCAAGATTATGTAACCAGCACTTACGGCAGTCATTACTGTGGGCACAATCAAGATTACAAAGATATTCAAACTATTGATCTGATGGCAGCAAAAGATCTTGCTCCTGGTTTTTGTCAAGCAAATATTCTAAAATATGGAAGTCGTTATGGTGATAAAGACGGACGCAACAAACGTGATCTTCTAAAAGTGATTCACTACGCAATGCTTCTACTTCACTTTGATGGTCATTATTCTCGCAAAGATAACGGTCTAACTGAATTTCGTTGATTATTATGAAACTATCTGAAACAACTCTAAATCTTCTCAAAAACTTTTCTTCAATCAATCAGTCCATTCTATTCAAGCAAGGCAATTCACTTCGCACTATTTCTGTGATGAAGAACATTCTTGCCGAAGCAACAATTGAGGAAGATCTTCCTAAGGACTTTGGTATCTATGATCTAAACCAATTCCTAAACGGTCTCAATCTTCATAACAATCCTGAACTTGATTTTAATAATGAAGGTTATGTCGTGATTCGTGAAGGTAAAATGCGATCCAAGTATTTCTTCTCAGATCCCAGTGTAATTATTACTCCTCCCGATAAAGACATTGTTCTTCCCAGTCAGGATGTTTGTTTTGAACTGAGTACTCAGCAACTAGATAAACTTCTCAAGGCATCTGCAGTTTATCAACTTCCCGATCTTTCTGCTGTTGGTGAAGCAGGTGTAGTTAAACTAGTTGTTCGTGACAAGAAGAATGAAACTTCAAACGATTTTTCAATTGTCGTTGGTGAAACTGATAGTGAGTTCGTATTCAACTTCAAAGTAGAAAATATTAAGATTCTGCAAGGAACTTATGAAGTTGTAATCTCACAAAAACTTTTGTCACAGTTTAAGAGCAAGACATATCCCGTACAGTATTATATTGCTCTGGAACCTGACTCAACTTTCGGATGAACATCTTCGTCACAAATCCATTTCCTGCTGAAAGTGCTATCTGCCTTCCCGATAAGCACATTGTCAAAATGCCACTTGAGTGTTGCCAAATGCTTAGCATCGTAGCATCGCAGTGGTATTATGGGTATGGGACCCTGCCCAAGGCAGACGGAACCCCTTACAGTACCTCTAAGGGAGCATTCAGGAATCATCCCTGCACCAAATGGGCAGCAGAAACCATTGATAATGCTTACTGGTTAATAAAATGGGGGATGAATCTCTGTGATGAGTACTCTGTTCGTTATGGAAAAACTCATTCATGTTATAATACACTTGTGGAAGCATATTATTTGTTTCCTAAAGGTAAAATAACAAATGTGACACCTTTTGCTCGTGCAATGCCAGATGAGTATAAACTTGACACAAGCATTGACACTTTTACTGCTTACAAGATGTATATCGCATCCAAACCTTGGGTTGCATCTAATTATCTTCGTATGCCGCAACGCAAACCTGACTGGGTATAATTGATTATGAACAACACTGATTTTCTTTTCGTAGAACGATATCGTCCTCAAGTAATTGATGATTGCATTCTTCCTGAAGAAACTAAAAAAACTTTTAAGGACTTTGTTGCAAAGGGAGAAATTCCTAATCTTCTTCTTGCAGGACCTCCTGGAATTGGTAAAACTACAATCGCAAAAGCACTTTGTAATGAACTGGGAGCAGATTATTATGTCATCAACGGATCCGACGAAGGACGTTTCTTGGATACTGTACGGAACCAGGCAAAGAACTTTGCTTCGACCGTCTCACTTACGGGATCTTCTAAACACAAAGTCATCATCATTGACGAAGCGGACAACACAGGAAACGATGTTCAACTCTTACTACGGGCGAATATTGAGGCATTTTATAGCAACTGCAGATTCATCTTCACTTGCAACTACAAGAACAAGATCATTGAACCACTGCACTCAAGGTGTGCCGTCATTGATTTCACTGTCAAAGGAAAGGAAAAGGCACAACTTGCTTCCTCTTTCTTTAAAAGACTTCAAACAATCCTTGAAACAGAAAACATTGATTATGACCAAAAGGTTCTTGCCGAACTGGTCTCAAAACATTTTCCAGATTTCCGACGTGTTCTCAACGAATGTCAAAGGTATTCGGTGGGGGGAAAAATTGACTCAGCAATTCTTGCATCTTTCTCAGACATCTCTGTAAATGAATTGGTTAAATCTCTCAAGGATAAAAACTTTACTGAAGTCCGAAAGTGGGTGGTCTCCAACTTGGACAACGATTCTTCTCACCTACTTCGCAGGGTGTATGACGCCTGTTATGATGTGCTTCTTCCCCAATCTATCCCTGCTGCCGTTCTTGTTATTGCTAAGTATCAATACCAATGTGCGTTTGTGGCTGATCAAGAAATTAACCTCTTAGCAGCATTAACTGAAATTATGTGTGAATGTGAATTCAAATGAAAGTAAAAACTTTTCCATTAAAAACCTGTTTGAGGTATCCTGGAGGAAAGTCTAAAGCAACTAAGACTCTTGCTCCTTGGTATCCAGAAGACTTTAAAGAATATAGAGAACCATTTATTGGTGGTGGGTCTGTTGCCTTTTACACGACACAAGCATATCCAGATGTTCCTATTTGGATTAATGATCTTTATGTTCCTCTTTATAATTTTTGGGTTCAACTTCGTGACAACGGAGAAGAACTCTCAGAACGTTTGAATGAAATTAAAACAAAAGCATCGGATTATATTACTCAAGACGAAATAGATTCTGCTCATAAAGAATTGTTTGATCAAACACGACAAGATATTAATACTCAAGAAGGACTTGAAAGAGCAGCAAGTTTTTTTGTTCTGAATAAGTGTAGTTTTTCTGGATTGACTGAAAATAGCACCTTTTCTGTCACAGCATCAAGGTCTAATTTTTCCTTTGTAGGTATTGAAAAATTAAAAGAATATTCAAAATTAATGAAAGATTGGAAGATTACAAATATTGATTATTCGGAAGTGATGAATGCCCCTGGAGAAGATGTATTTGTTTTTCTAGATCCACCTTATGATATTAAGGATTTTCTCTATGGTAAAAACAGGGAAATGCACAAGTCATTTGATCACGATCTTTTTGCAGAGAATGTTTATAAGTGTCCTCACAAGTTTATGATTACATACAATGTGAATGATAGACTTATTGAATTGTATAAAAATTATCATTTAAAAGAGTGGAAACTCAGATATTCTATGGCACATAGGGGTGAAAAGGGAACGGATGATAATGTAAAAACAGAACTTCTGGTTACGAATTATCCAACAGAATCTACTAATAGTTTAGAATCTATGCTTTATGATTGAACTTAAAGATTGGTTAAATTCTATCAATTTTTCAAAAGAAAATCTGATGGAAGATGCTGCAGCAATTAAAGAGTATACTCCTTATATTATTAATCGTTGTTTTTCTGGACATATTGATTGTGTTCTCTTTGCAAATGAGATGAATATTCATCACCATCTTGACAAAGATATGCAATATTCATT